CTACGCACGTGAACGAAGGTAGACTGGATGCCTTGCGGACCCGGGTTCGATTCCCGGCGCCTCCACCATGATTTCGCGCACTTGCGCGCCTTCCAGACGATTCCCAGACGAAACACCACCCTCCCAGAGCGAGAGAGGTAGCGCCGGGAAGACGTCGCCGAACCCCGCGCGGACGGCTTCGGCCTCGCGGATGTAGCCCTGCGTCGTCTGGAAACCGGCATGGCCGGCGCGCTGCATGATCCTGAGCGGCTCTTCCGCCCGGATGGCCAGCCAGGTGATGCCCGTGGCGCGGAGGTCGTGCCAGGTCATGTTCTTCCGCGTCGCGTCCGCGGCGAAGAGGTCGGAGCGGTCCAGGCGCGCCGCGGTCATGAGCCCGCGGAGGGCGCGCGACAGGTGGCGATCGTCGGGGAGCCGGACGACGCGGCCCCGGCCGCGTGACTCGGCGTGCATGGCGCGCAGCAGGGGCATCAAGGCCGGCTCGATGGCGAAGCGGCGCGTCTTGCCTGTCTTGGTCGGCTTGGCGCTGCCCTCGCGGTCCAGGCTGCGATGCACGTGGATGATGCCGCGCTCGAGGTCGATGTCGTCCCAGGTCAGGGCGCGGAGCTCGCTCGCCCGCACGTAGAGGTAGGTCGCGAGCGCCACGGCGCGGCGCCACTCGATCGAGATGTTCGGGCTCGACACGAGCGCCAGGAACTCCGACGGGTAGAGGTACGCCTTCGCCTTCTTGATGCCCCGGTCCGGCCCGCGCACGTCCGCGGCCGGATTGCTGGCGAGAACGCGCAGCGAGAGCGTCTTGGCGTTGCAGGCGTCATCGAACAGCTTGGAGACGAGCCCCCAGGTGTTCACCGCGGTTTTCCACGACTGCTCGCCGGCTCGCACCGAGTTGTCCAGATGTTCGACGAACGCTTCAACATCGCGCCGCGTCACGGCGGTGATCGGCTTGTCGCCCAACCGAGGAAACAGCCACTTCCGCAGACGGCCGAGGTCGCCCGACGCAGAGGACAGGCCCCGCTCCTCTCGCGCCGCGGTCCAGCGCTCGACCCACGCGGCCAGGGTCTCACCCGCCGGAGCCGCTGCGGAGCGGCGCCGCGGCGGCTTCGTGGCGCCCGTGGCGCGGGCGGTCTCCGAGAGGCTCTTGGCGCGGTCGCGGGCGCGAGCCTCGGAGTAGTCGGCAGGGAGGCAGAACCACTGCCGCGAGCCGTCCTTCAAGGTGATGCGCGCGTCCCAGTGATCGCGATGGCGTTGAAGCGTTCCGGTGGGAGGTCGGGGCATGCGTCGGTGTCTCCTTCAGGGCGCGGCCGGCCCGGTCTACTTCTGCTTCGCCTCCCACGCGCGCAGGGCTCGGGCGAGGGCTGCCACCTTCTCGGGGGGCAATGGCGGCTTCGTGGCGTTCTGCGTGTGAAAGCGGCTGATCTGGGACCGCTCGACACCGGAGAGCTTCGCTAGCTGGGCTTGGGTAAGGCCCCGCTCGAAACAGCGGGCCATGAGCTCGCGGACGTCGCTCTCGTTGCTCTCGTTGCTCTCGCGAGCGGGGGAGCGCGCGGGCGGAGCCGCGGGCGCGGGGTCTTCCGCAGGCTGGCGCAGCGTCGAGATCAAGCCCTTGATGACCGACGACCGCGACACCTTATCCGCGAGGCCGGGTGGCGCGATAGCGCGCTGGCGCTCGACCTCGGCATCCACGGTCTCGACCTCTCCCGGGGTGAGCCGGACGTGGACCATGACACCGGCGACGGTGCTGCGGTCTTCCTTCGGGGGGCGGCCCATGCGTGCCATGCTCTTGATCCTTTCCTTCACGGCTTCGTCGACTTCTCGACGCTCTTCTCCGGAGACGATGCGAACGATCGCGCAGAACCGCGGCCAGGGCTGCGCGAGCGCCCACGCGCGGAAGGCGCCGGGCGGGTCCGCGTGCTTCAGGATCTTCTGGCAGAGCTCACGGGTTGCCGGCTCGGGGTTCGGCTCGGCCAGGGCGTGCCGAACCGCTGCGCTACCCCATATCTTGCACGCGATGGAGAAACTCACTCTCTCGACCTCGCGAGCACCTTTCGCACGGTTTCAGCCGCCCAGCTACCGCCCCGCTTCGTCCGATACCCCTCATCGGTCAGGGTCGCGGCGATCTCGCGCAGCGAGAGGCCATCGGCGCGGAGCGCGAGGATCCGATCCACGGTCGCAGCCTCATCCTGCACGCGGGCGATGATGCGCCGGCCGTCTGCATCGGCCTCCCCGGTGTGAACCCACCCGAGCGCCGCCCCGCCGAGCCGCACGCCATCGGCGCGGAGCTGGGCCAGCGCATCGCGCGTGCGCTCGGCGGTCGCTTCGCGCTCCCACTGCGAGACCGACGCGAGGACGTTCAGCACGAGGCGACCCGCGGCAGAGCGCGTGTCGATCGAATCGGCGACCGACAGGAGCGAGAAGCGATCGGCGAAGTACCGGGCGATCAACGTGTCGAGATCGCGCACGCTGCGCGTGAGCCGATCGAGCTTCACCACGAGCAGTGCGGACGCCTGGCCAGCGTCGAGCATGCCGAGGGCGCGTTGCAGGCCGGGGCGGTCGAGCGTCTTGGCGCTGACACCGGGGTCTTCGATGATGTCCACGAGGTCGAGATCCATGGCGGTCGCGTAGGCTTCGAGCTTCGCCCGCTGCGCCGCGAGGCTCACGCCGCCGTCCGCCTGATGTTCGGTCGAGACCCGCACGTAACCGATCGCCCTCGTCCGCTCGCCCATGTGTACATTATGTATCTCAATATGTATTCGGTCAAGGGAGATCGCTATCGAGCCCTGCCGGTATCGCCCACGACTGCGCCGCGGGCGCGTGCGCCATCTCGACCGTCGTGCTCCACGCGACCGCGGCGGCGTCCCGCGCATGCTCGCTCGACCGGACGGGCCAGCCGGCCACCCGCGCACGGAGGGCGGCGGCGAGGGCGCCGTCCCCTGCTCTGGCGCACCCCAGGGCCGAGCGCACCGCCTGAAGCGTCGCGGTGCGGACGACAAGCCCGCGCGCCGCCGCGAGGCCGGCGAGCTCGGCTCCGACCCACGAGGCGCCACAGAGCTCGCTGGCCATCGCGGGGCCGAACCGCGGGCGGGGGAAGACCCGGACGACGCGCTCGACAGCGACCAGCGCCGGGCGGTAGCGCGAGAGCAGCGCCCCCGCGGCCGCGCGCAGGGCCTCGAGCCCGGAGTCTCCCGCGAGGTCGACAGGGAGCACGCCGGAACCCAGGTGCCGCGCCCCGTGCGCGTCCGCGCCGAGCGCCGCCCATCCGACGCGAGCGGCGCCAGGGTCGAACCCGAGCACGATGGTATCCATCGGGAAAGCCTCACGTCCCCCGCACGCGGCATGCCGGCCCGCGCTGATTTACTTGCGGGTAAATCAGCGCGGGCCGGCATGCCGCGTGCTGGGGGACGTAGGAAGAAAAATGTCCTAGCGACGCCCTGTCAAGATATTTCGCATACGAAGAATCAGGCGCCATCGTAGCCTTGTGGATCGGGAGCGGCGGCGCGCTCCGTTCGCGTTCCGCTTCGCAGCTCGGTCATGGACCTGGACATGGGCCTGGAAGCCGACCGCGACGAGCACGCGGGGCCCTGGCTCGCTGCCGGCGTCGCGAGCCCAGGACCACGAGCGCCGGGGCTCGGCGGGGCAGGAACGCTGTTCCGCGCCACGCCGATGTCGATCACCGCCCCGCGGGGAGCCGCGCCGGGGCCGATGAGCCATCCGAGCGCGTCATGCGCGCTGCACGCCGTCTTGACGTCGCCCGCCGCGTACGCCGCGACCATCCCATGGATCAAGTGTTCGGCCATCATCATCCGCGGATTGGCCTGGTTCACATTGGCTCTATCCAGTCCACGCGGCTCCGCTGTCTCCGAGGTGGCGCCGCTCGGCGCTCGGCGCAAGCGCACGGCGGGGCACGCTCCGGATTGCGTGAACACGGCTTGCTGTAGGGCTGCCCAGCGCGGATCCACCTTGCAGCGCTCTTTGCGCGTTGCGGTTTCGAGGACGACAAGGCGCAGCGCCTTGCGGGTGAACCGCTGCCATATGGGATCCAGACGTTCGGGCAGCGTCGACGGCGTACGTAGGCCGAGTTCGGCCAGATGCCGGCCGCGGGGGCGAAACTCTGCACGCCATATCTGCCCCTGCCCGTCCCATCCGTGCGCGATCCACCTCGTGCGCTCCATGGCGGCGCGGGCCGGATCACGCCGCAGACGGAGCTCGCCCGTCTTGTCATAGAGCACGAAGGCCAGATTTCGCCGATCACCTATCTGCAAGCCCGAGAGCATGAGGCCGTTGCGCGTCCGCCGCGCATCGGTCCGCCAGCTGCTCATGCGTCGCAGCCGGCCGACGAACGCCTCCCGATCAGCCTCGCTGAACGTCGCCCCCGCGATGTCGGCGCAGAGATCGAGCTCTCGGACCTGGCCGACTGGTGCCTCGGAGCCCGAGGCCGCGAAGTGCGCGGCGATCATGTCGGCGTGGTTCACGGCTTCCGCCAAGGGACGCGACGCGAGAAACGGAACCGCCAGATCCACGATGACGTCACCCTCCCCGACGAAGATCCGGCCGCTCGGGCCGACCGCGGAGAACGGCTTGCCTCGCAAGCCCCGCCGTTCGACCGCGAAGCGCTCGCCCGCGATCGTGACGTACGCCGCGCCGCTGCGCGCGTCCAACTTGGCGCGCGTCAGCTCGCGCAGCGCCGCGGGGCAGACGCGCATGGGGTAGCCGATCCGCAGCGCATCCACCCGCGCCCCGACGACGTAGGCGCCGCTCCCGGCGGGCGGGGCGGTGGTGTTTGAACACCCCTTCATAAGGCTGCCGTCCGGTCACCTTCGGCCAGCGCAGCGGTTCGCCGGTGGGAGCTGAAGACCCGCGCCGATGAGCAGCGCGCGATCGTCGTCTGCTTCGTCTACGGGCTTGCGTTCGCGAGGCGCGGTCTTCCGGCTCTCGATCCAGGTCTCGACTTCAGTCCAGACCGCCCAGACTTCCTTTCCGCGTTTGAACGTGGGGAAATTCTTGCGGCGCCCGGCGTCCAGAAACGCCCGGGCGGAGCCGAGCGGGTTCGCCTTCGAGGTCGCATAGCGCGGCGTCTGCTGCGCGATGACCCCGCCTGCCTCGAGCCCGTCCGCCTGCGCGCGCAGTGTGCGGGCTTGCACATCGAGCGCGTCCGCCTGCGCGCGCAGCGAGGCCACGACGTCCACCGCGGCCTTCACGACTTGTGCTCCTGTGTCGACTGAGCGCGCTCGATCTGCGCCAAGCGAAGCCGAAGTCCCTGCTCTGCGATCCGGCACTGCGGGATTCCCGTTTCTTCGGACGCGGTGCGGAGCCGTTCTCGAACATCGACGGGGAGACTGAGATTTGTGGGAGCGCGGTTCGCCTTTGTCCGCGGTTCGCGAGCAGGTGCGTGCTGGTCCATGCGCAAGACCGTGCCTCGCGGTGGTTCGTCCGGCTAGAAACTGCCCCCCACCGGGGGGATGCGGGGCACCTCCTGCCCCCCACGGGGGGGATGCGGGGCACCTCCTGCCCCCCACGGGGGGGATGCGGGGCACCCTCTTGACATCATCGCGAGCGCGGCTTGTGGTCGAGAAACTTGAAGGCGTTGCGGGTTTCTGAACGGCTTTTTCCGGAGAGCTTGAACTCTTCGCGCAGCAGCCGTTCGGCGATCGTTTGCCCCAATGATTCCGAATGCTCGCCCGAGAGCGTCTCGCTAACCGCGAGCAGTGCTTCGCGCACACGAACCACGATCTGAGCCTGCCGCTCGAAGACATCTGGATCCCTTGAAAGGCTCGGGATCGAAGGGAAGTTGTGGACCATGCATGCAGCGATTTGGGTGGCCATGCCTTCGAGCGTAACCGTGTTCGCTCTGAATTTTTCGATCTCGACCTGGATCAGGTTCGCGAGCATGTAAAAACCGCCGGACAGCCGCGAGATATCAAGGGGACGCCCCATTGCATCTTCAAGCGGTAGAAATCCAAAACGGCCAGCTGAACCGCGAGGAGGGCGAAGACGGTCGCGTGCCCACTTGTCCGGCTCGCGCAGCGCTGCATGGTCGCCCTTCTCCACGGCGTCGCACACCGCATGAAGGATGTGCATCACGGGTACTGCGTCTTGGTTAGCATGCTGGATCGCGAGATCGTAGAACTCGCGTGTAAGTCTCTTCAGGTCGGCCATTAATGGATGCAAGGCGGGTCGGGTTTGGATACGCAGCTCGTTTCCGTCGGACGTTTGCTCGACGATCGCGGGCAGATCCACCACGAGTTCGCCGGAGGCTTCCGCCTCTGTCGATGCCGTGAGCCTCGCAAGCGCCCACCTCTCGACCGCCTCGGGATCGTCCGAGCGGATCCCTTCTGGGCCTACTCGGTGCCGCTTCACCGTGCCGCTGCCGTGCCCGCTTGCCTTGCTCCTGCCCTCGCTTGCGCGTACCTTTTTCGCCACAGTCACCTCGCGCGTGATTGCCCGCGGCCGGGAGGCTCCACCCTCGCCGGCCGCATCCTTTCGAGCCTACAGCATGCGGGAGCGATGGCATGGTCGCGTGGCCGCTGGGCGATCGAGCTCCCCGGTCTCATCGGCGATGGCGGGGCGGAGACGGGCGAGCTACGCGCCGCTTCGCCGGGCGTGCCTAGCGATAGCGCGCAGTACCTCGCCCGGCGTGCGAGCGCGTGGTGGACGGTGTGGCCTACCTGCGCCGCAGGTACCGGCGGTCGAGCACGTCGAGCACCTTCAGGGCGCCGATGGCCTGCTGGAAGTGCTCCCACGCGCGCGGCTTGCGCTTGCGTGCGGGGGCGGCACGGACGCCGAGGTCGAGCACGGCGCGCCACAGCGCCCGCGGATCCCACGGCCGGACGCCGGGGAGGCCGTCCAGCAGACCGCTCTCCTCGGCGATGGCGCTCAGGTCCTCCCGGGTCAGTCGCGGCGCCCGGTCGGTGGCGCGCGGCTTCATCTGCGCCACCTCCGGATCTTCAGCGCCAGGGCTTCGCGGGCGATGCGGAGCCGGGACGCCGCGGTGTTGCGGTTCATCCCGTGCCGCGCGGCGTACGCGCCGAGGGACTCCGGGTCATCCACGGCGAGCAAGATCCGGAGCTGCCACAGCTTGAGCTGCCAGAGGGCTTCCAGCACCTCGCGCGCCTCAAGTTGCCCCTCGAAGCTCGGCCGGGCCAGCTCCCGCATCAACGCCAGCGGCTCGGGGTGGATGACCTCATGACGGACGCTCGCCCGCTCGCGGTAGTGCGACGCCGTGCGCCAGCAGATGGCGTGCACCCACTTGCAGAGCGCCTGCCTCGGGTCGATCGCGGGGTCCGGGCGGTACATGCCGCGCCGCACGGCCAGCCAGGCACCGAGCAGCACCTGCTGTGCGACGTCGGCCCGATCGCGCCGCGGCACGCCGCAGGCGATGAGCGTCGCCAGGATGAGACCGCGCTCGGCTGCGATCGCCTCGAAGGCCGGGAAGCTCGGGGGATGTTGCGCGGCAGGCGGGCGGCGAGCCCCCTTCCGCGGGCGCTTCACCCTCGCCTCCGGTGATCCTTGTGGGGGAACCGCGGGCCAGCGGGCCCGTCTGTGGAGCCGGAAGCGGACGGGCGAGGTGCCCATCCTGAGGGCGGATCGGTTCCTTGGCCCGTCGAGGGGCGTGAGTGTACAACGGACATGTCGGACCTCGTGTTGGCGGGGTTCGGCCACGCCGCCCGGGGTGTTACCAGCACCCGCGGGCGGCACTTTGCTTGTCGGGCGAGCTTACGTGGTTAGCACGAGAAGAGCAATCGATTCTCATGCTCGGCAACGGCAGAATCTCACCATCCGGCTTTCTGACAACGAGACGGTCGTTTCGTTGACGCCTCACGATCAGCGCTACGGCCAGCGATGCTGTCGCACACGCGGGAAACATGGCTACGGCAGGACTCGCCTTGCGCTCACCTTCCAACGTCAGCAAGGCACATCGCCGCAACCAGTTCAGGTAGACACTGACTAGCGGAGCTGTAAAATTGTCAACAGGACTATTCCTCGGCGCCGGCGCTTCGTACGAACTCGGCATGCCTTTGGTTTGGGACTTAACGACCCAACTCAAGACATGGTTAACACCCGACATGCTTCGTCGGCTCAACAACGATCCGCGCCATGGTAGCCGTCGTCTCCCCGACGAAACCATCGACACCCTCGTCCGCCTTTTGGCACACCCTGAACTGCACTACGAGAGCATACTAGGCAACCTGGAAGTGCAATACATCAGACAAGGAGGGCATGGCATCGCGAGAGACTACAACCGCATATACCAATGGTTGATAGAGTCGATCTATCACCTTCTTTACTATAGGCACATCAAAAGAGTTGCTCCGATTCGAGCTGGACTGCGGTTCTTCGATGGCATCATCGAGCTTGCCGAGCAAAATCGACCGCTTTGGGTGTTCTCACTTAATCACGATGTCCTTCTCGAATGCATGGCATTCGAGTTCGGCATCCCAATCGAATCGGGATTTCCTGGCGAGATCAGACTACCAAGGCGCGACCGACAGGGGCACCAGATCGGCGAACTGATCGCTAACACCATCAGCGGCGAGGACTTCGACAAGCTGAAGATGCCATTCCTCCGTTTAGGGGCCCATGGGATCAATCTGCTAAAGATCCACGGTGCGCTTGACATGTTCACTTTTCGTGATGGGAAAGATCTTCTGAAGCTTCGCCCGGCGACCAAGGATGCCATAGGCGTAATCGAAGCGTTGCGCATGGCCAACGAAGAGCTCGTGCACATCGAGCCGCCCCCGCTGAAGCAACCCACAAAGATTATCAACGAGATTGCCTATGCGGACGCTGACGGTGAAATGCAATTCCTCCGCCGGTCCTTACTTTCCGGGGCGTTCAAGTTTAGCGACAGGCACAGTCAGACTCTTCCGAAGAAGATGCTCGAATACTTTCGCCTTCACTTGTATTCCGTAAGCAGGCTAATTGTTGTGGGGTGCAGCCTGGGTGACACTCATATAAACAACATTCTGCGTGATTGGCTCGAGACGTCTCAGGACCGAAGCATCGAAATTGTGGGACCAGGGGTACGCAGCATGCCGACGTTTCTTCTCCATCTCGCACCACAGGTTATTTTGCACGACACCACAGCAACTGATTTCTTTGCCAGGTTCTCTAAACGACCACTTTCGATGAGAGAAAAAGCTCTCAAGGCGATGCAGAAGGCGTCCAGAGATGGGTGGCGAAGGATACGAGGCCACATCTGAACCGAGCCGGCTCGATGCGTCCTGGCGCTGTCTTCAGCTACCCGCCGCGCCGGCTGCGCTCGGCGGCGAGGCCGATGACGCCGGCCGCGTCGGCCCCCAGCGCGCCGAGCAGCCGCCCGATGGTCTCGTGGGCGATCCACGCCGCCTCGACGTCGCCCGCCGCGAGCGCGGGCCAGCCTGGGCTACCCGCCGCGCCGGCTGCGCTCGGCGGCGAGGTCGATGACGCCGGCCGCGTCGGCCCCCAGCGCGCCGAGCAGCCGCCCGATGGTCTCGTGGGCGATCCGCGCCGCCTCGACGTCGCCCGCCGCGAGCGCGGCCCTCATGCCTTCCGCGAGCTGGCCGAGCAGCACCGTCCGCGGGTCCTCCGGTTTCGTCCGCAATTCGTCCGGCTGACGCGGTTTCGCGCACTTAGCTGCCGTCAACGGCACGGTTGCCGTTCCCGTCTCATGCGGAAACCTACGCGATCCCTGCGGATCACCCCCCTCGGCAGGCGTTTCGATTCCCGGCGCCTCCACTCAGAAGACACGGCGAGAGCCGTGTCTTTTTTTTGGCGTGTGACCTGCGTGTGACCTGACAAAGTTCGGCGGGGATAGTTTGCCGCGCAGCCGGATGTGGGCGGGACCACCGGGAGCGGGCGCGACGAGGGACGCCTGGGTACGGGGCTCCACGGAGTTCCACGGCGGGCACCAAGCCAGCGGGGCTGATCCCGGGTCCGGGTCTGCGTGCTGCGCAGCCCGGCGCCGAGCGAGCGGACGCAACTTCGCGGAGATGTAGGCGACGGTGGGGCCCGGCCTTGCCGGACGGGTCCCCTCTCCTGGCCGGGGCCCCCCTGCCGGAGGCACCGGAGGCAGCCCCGTCTTGACACGGGACGGTATCTCCGCTGGCCTCGCAGATCGGGATGGCCATGGGCGCACGTGGAGCGGCAGCGAAGACCAGAGAGATGCCTCGGACGCGTGCGCAAGGGGGCTTGCTATGTATGCGGCTTTCCTGGTGTTGCCCTCTGCCGGAAGCCACTGTCCCCGAATTCGCACGCCCAACGGAGCCTTCGGCAGCATGATCGGTCCTGCTCATATCCGTCAACGCGGCGCCGCAGGAATGGCGGACGCGACCCTGCGCTCAGCCTCGGTACAAATTGACGGGCCGCCGAATCGTCCCGATTGGCAACCAGCCAATGTAGCATCCCGCATTTCCGCAGCGATCGCGCATCACCGCAACATGACCGAGTATCTGGAGGAGGACGAATGTCGATAAAAGAGGATGCCGGCAGAATACTCTATGCCATTGCGGAGTTCGAGGAATCGCCTGGAGACCCAAGACGCGGTCGCCACAACCTCACGGGACATGGTGTACAGCGAGCGCTAAAAGACCAACAGAAATTCGACCTTGATCCCGAACGCATCAACGACGGCGTAGCGCTTCTCGAAAACAACGGATACGTCAACATTAGACACTTCATGGGCACCGCACCTTATGCATTTGGCGGGGTCGAGCTGACACCTGCAGGACGACTCGAATACGAAAACAGCAAAAACCATTCACAGCCTTCGCGCGCAGCACCAACAAAATCCGCCAATCCGGACAAAAAGAAAGTATTCGTCATCCACGGACGGGACGAGAAGCGCCGAAAGGCCATGTTTGACTTTCTTCGTTCGATCGGGCTGCAGCCAATCGAATGGAGCCAGGCGCGCGCGATGACTGGCAAGGCCGCACCGTATATCGGCGAAATTCTCGATGCTGCTTTCGATCGTGCCCAGGCAGTCGTGGCGCTCTTGACGGGTGACGACGAGGCCCGCCTCCGGCCGGAACTTCTATCAGCAGGAGAAAACGAGGAGGCACTCACTCCCCAAGCGCGAGCCAACGTCCTGTTTGAGGCTGGGATGGCTATGGGCAGTCATGCAGACCGAACGGTGTTCGTTGAAATCGGTCGTCTCCGCACATTCAGCGACATCGCCGGCCGCCATACGGTTCGCATTACTCAGGATCCGCAGTCGAGTATTGCAAACCGGCAAGAAATTGCTGCCCGACTGCACGATGCAGGATGCGACGTCGACATCTCTGGAACCGATTGGCACACGGCGGGCAGTTTCTGGTGAGTGTTCATCCTCGCCCAAGGCCACCTCCGTGACTCGGTTTGCAAGGCGACGAGTTTGGCGGACCATCCATATTAGAGTCCGCATGCCTCGCGGCAGGCGTGTCTCGCGTGCCTGCGGCAGGCGGGAGCCGGAGCCCCACGCACAGCCACAGCGGAACGACCCAGGAGCTGCTCGCCGGGAGCACGGCGGCCGGGCGCCCTTCCCTGCCGGAGGCACGGGCTCCTCTTGACACGGGACGGTATCTCCGCTGGTCTCGCAGATCGAGGTAGCTATGGGGGTGCTGGGGCGACAGCAAGGACGAGAGAGATACCGCTGGACGTCGGCGCAAAGAAGCGAGTTCGCGCCAGAGATTACCAACAGGCACTCATCGTCAATGAATCAATCCGAGCACTCATCCAAAACCCCTTGATCCAATCGCGCTCGCACAAGCTCACTCTCCGCAGCAAGCCAATCATCGATCGCAGTGCCGGAACGACATCCTCCGGCTAGCCACCGGTAATACGCCGACACAGCAACCTCTTCGTCGGTCGGCGAAACGAAGCCCTTCGACACGAATGTGAATTCGCACGAGAATCCGCGCACCTCGACATCGGAATCACCTTCAAGACAATACCATATTTCATCTCGCGGAAACACGAACCTTGGCAGCTGCCACGACGCGTCAGGAACAATACATGTCAATTGTGCCGCCCCGAAGTAAAGATCAATCCGATAGGGCTTCAGGCCGGCGACATGGGACGCAGGACGAGAAGCGCGGACGAGGACGTGCGACAATGGTATTGGAAGCGTCGAAAGGTAAAATCGAGGTCGCGCCCACAGGTCTGCGCCGCGAACCCATTCGACCACATGCTGCAACCGGTCGAGTTCATCGCTCGAAGCCACAAACAACAGGATACGAGCAAGTGCCCGGGCTACGTTTGCAGGCTTAAATGGCTGCATTAGAACGGAAACTTTCCTCCCCTGACGAGTAAATGCAACTTTAACATTGGAATCCCCTGGCTGTGTCTGCACCAATAGATGCCGTTTGCCCGGAGTCGCAACAACACGGCCACCCCCCGGTGACACACGATGCTTCACCACCGCCTTCCGCTGAGGACGAATCATCGACGTAAGACGTTCACCGACCAAGAACTTAGACAAATGGTCTTCGAGAACACTCGATCGATCATTACATAGATCACACTCCTCCAACGACAACAAACTTCGATTCCCAAACGCGGACGGAACAACGTGCGCCTCATGGGCAAACCTGGCCTCTGGAGATCGCTTGCCACAAAATCGACAAGTGCGACCTCCCTGAGAGACTCCAATATACTCTTTCGTCGAATCATTAGGATCGATGTCAAAAGAAAAGAACAAATCGAATATGCCTGAATCATGTCCGACAGGCGATTTCGGAGCATCCACAGAAGTCTCACTCATATACACCTTCACTCTCCACCTGACGCGAGCAGCTGGGCAATTTGGTTGTGTGCGGAGCTCGCGCTCCCCGCAACGCATATCACCATACAACCGGCCCAGGCGAAGGTAAAGTTTGAACGATATTATAACCAAAGACTCGTTCCATCGGCGTCAACGGCCTCGGGCATGGGCGTCCCGCATCGACACCATGTGACCGGGGTCCCGCGCGCTTGACCCTTCGGCGCCGTGCATGGCGGCCTTGCCACGCTCGCCGACGCCCCATGGAGCCCGCCGGACGTGTCCGTCTGTCCGCCGCGCCGGGTCTCGTACTGGACCTCGTCTACGATGCCTCGCGTGCCTGCGGCAGGCTTGCCCCTACGTACAGCTACAGCGGAACGGCCCAGGGACCGCTCGCCAAGCGCACGGCGGTCGGGCGCCATCCCCCTGCGGGAGGCATCCCTGCCGGAGGCACGGGAGCAGCATGCCCCGTCTTGACACGGGACGGCATCTCCGCTGGCCTCGCAGAGCTGGGTCGCTATGAGGGTAGCTATCACATGGGCGAGGACCAGAGAGATACCTTCAGCTGCGGCCTGTCGGACACCTTTCCTGTTACCCGGCGATCGCGGCGGCATTACGATAATCCCAGGACGCGCTCACAGGCAGGCATACACAATGCAATACGCGTTAGTTTCAGGGCAGCGAAGTACTCCGCAGCCTGGTCTCGTAGGAGCATGCCCAGCATGCAACTGGCCAACCGTATCAAAATGCGGCACCAAAGTAATGTGGCACTGGGCGCACAAGGCTCGGCGCCACTGCGATCCATGGTGGGAGAACGAAACCGAATGGCATCGTCACTGGAAATCACTGTTCCCTGACGACGCTCGCGAGGTAGCACACTTCGACGCCACCACTGGAGAAAAGCATGTCGCCGACATCAAGACAGAAACCGGTCTCATTATCGAGCTTCAACATTCTCCGATGCCCAGCGAAGAGCTTCGCGCGCGGGAACATTTTTACAAGAACATGATCTGGATCGTTGATGCGAGACCATTTGCCGGCCAGTTCCACATTCTAGGAAAACTTCCGCCTCCCGACTGTGATCTTGTTGAGGACATCGTGTTCTATCCTCAGCGCCATAGAGATACCGGCCCCGGCGGTTTCTGGCGACCATCCGAAAACCCAGAACCTCGAGGGCTCGTACTCTACCATTCGATCAACGAAATATCCAAAGAGATCGAATTGCTCTACCAGGGACATCACTTCTTCGAATGGATACGACCGCGAGCCATCTGGTTCGATGCCACCGCTCCCGTTCTCCTGGACTTCGGTGGCCCGTGTCTTTGGAGGTTGCGCGCCTACGATGATCGTGGACTCTGGAGCGTGCAACGCACATCGAAGGATGCGTTCATCGCCGAGAATGGCGGCAATCCCGAATGACTGACTGGTCGAAGGACGGAGCGGCCCAGTTTGCATCCAACCGGGCTTCTTGAGGAGTTGGTCTGGCTCGGCAGCCTAGTGCAAGCACGGCGGCAAGGTGGCTGCGACCTCGGCGGAGCTGTGAGAATGCGGTCCCGAACAGCATCCCGAGGCTCCTGGCAGCCTCGCTCACCTGGCCTCCTCGCCGACGAGGAGCAGCTCCAGCAGGGAGCGTTCCTCGACCCCCGGCAGCTACCTGCGTCGCACGTAGGCGCGATCGAGCACGTCGAGCACCTTCAGTGCGCCGATCGCCTGCTGGAAGCGCTCCCAGTCGCGCGGCTTGCGCTGGCGCTTCGGGGCGGCGCGGACGCCGAGGTCGAGCACGGCGCGCCACAGCGCCCGCGGGTCCCACGGCCGCACCCCGGGGAGGCCGTCGAGCACGCCGGTCTCATCGGCGATGCTGGACAGGTCCTCCTCGACGACGCGCAGCATGTGCGGCGCCCGGTCCGTCGGGCTCAGGCCGAGCGCCCGCCCTTCGATGGCTCGGAGCGTCTCGCCGGGCGACCGGTGCTCCGCCCTGGCGACGAGGTTGACGAGCTCCTCCAGCCGGTAGTCCCAGCGGGACGGCAGCGGCACGGACTCCGAGCCGCGGCTGAGCCAGTGCGGGCTCCCGTCGAGCCAGCCGGTCGCCCGGAGGTAGGCGTGCACGTCCTCGCGGGACACCTCGCCCGTGATGGCCGGCCCGGGCAACCAGAGGCGATGCCGTCGCTTCATGGCTCGAGCCTTCATCGGCGCCACCTCCTGAGCCGCTGGGCGAGCGCCTTGCGGGCGATGCGGAGCCGGGAAGCTGCCGTGCTGGGGTTCAGCCCGCGCCGCTTGGCGTACTGGACGAGCGACTCCGGGTCGTCCAAAGCGAGCAGGATCTCGCGCTGCCACGCCTTCAGGTCGACCAGCACCTCCAGCATGTCGCGGGCCAGGATCTGCGCTTCGAGGCTCGGTCCCAGGATGTCGCGGCGCAGCCCGAGCGGCTCCGGGTGGATGATGGAATGGCGCACGTAGGCGCTCAGAACGTAGTGCGACGCGTTCCGCCAAGCGACGCCGCGGAGCCAGTTGCGGAGCGCCACGCGCGGTTCCAGTCTCGGATCCGGCCGGTACATGCCGCGCTTCACCGACTGCCAGGCGCCGAGGAGCACCTGCTGCGCCACGTCGGCGCGGTCGCGTCGAGGCACGCCGCTCTTGATGAGCGTGCCCACGATGAGGCCTTGCTCGGCCATGAGCGCCTCGATGCTCGGGAAGGCCGGGGGATGTTGCGCGGCGGGCGGGCGCTTGGCTCCCCTCCGCCGCTTGCTCACCCCGCCCTCCCGCGTTCAGCCAGGCCGGCGGGCGCCTCGGAGCTGCCTGGATCAACGGACGACCAGGGGCGAGCGATGGACGGATCGATTCCTTGGCCCCTCGTGGGACCTCGAGATACAAGGATCATTTGTCGGACCTCGGTGAGTCGGGGTTCGGCCACGCAGCCCGGGCGACGGCAATCGCCGCGGGCTGCACTTCATTTGGTGCCTTGTAACAGGCGTGATCAGGGAGGCACAACTCACGCCAATCTGCTGCGCAGCTTTCTGCGAAGCAGTGGAGACGGCGAGTGTGTCAGTCCTCGTCAGGGAGCATGATGGTGATGACCGGCTCGCCGTCGTCGCCGGGCCCGCAGATGGCCTTGAGCTCCACGAGGGAAGGCCTGATGGACTCGGTGATCACGCGGAGCTGGAAACGAATCTCGCTCGCCTCCATCGCTCGAAGGGCGAAGCACCGGAACATCCACAGAATGTCCCAGAGTCGCCCGTCCTCGCTGCCGGCTGCCCGGATCGCGGCCGGCGTCAGCTTCACGTAGCGCTCCCAGACCGAGCTCGTCACGGCAACCGGGATCCTCACGCCGAGCTCGCGTGCCATCTTGGAGACGTCGATGAGCACGCCGTCCTCGATGGCCTCCTTGCGGGTGTACGTGTGGATGACCTCCATCGTGATCTCGTCGTCGATCGCCGCCCGATGAGCCCGATCATCAGATTTTCCGTTGTTGCCCGCCATAGACTCCTCCCTTCAAGTCGCTTCTTGGCCCCACCGGCACCACATCACGCCAAAGTCGATCACCCATCGAACACGGCGCCCGCTGTCCCTCGGCGGAACGCCCGATATCTCGTGCTGCACGACACGGATGGCCTGCCTCCCGTGCTCGTCGCGCTGCCCTCCGTCGAGCCCACGGATGAGCGCCGTCATCTCGTCGGGGTAGCCTTGGGCTGTCACGTCGAGCGCCGTCCAGACGTGCTCGGGGCCGCCGTACTCCGGGCCGCCTCCCACGATCACCACATCGCCTTCATGCAGGGCCGGCAAACGCTCGCGGACATGAACGAGCGCGTGCGATTCCGCGGCGATCTCGACGAGATCCGCCACCGCTCGCCCGGTGCGGTAGGGCGCGCGCAGGATCGGGTGATGTACACCGAGGCGCCTCCACATCCCTCGAACGACGAGAGCGCAACCGGACATGGCGCCCATTTCCAGCGCCCGCTGGCGTTCCTCCCCCGCGGCGATCAGGTCCAGATAGCCGTCCTGGTTGCTCGTCACGCCGAGGCCGTCGAGACTTCGAGCAAGCTCGATGCAACGGCGGCGCGCGGGAATCTCCTGGGAGCGACCTGCTGCGATACGCGCGCTCGTGAGTGCTTGACCGAATGCTGTTCGCATTAAAAACCTCCGACGCCGCTATCCCCGGACCCGCGCTTTCCGCGGGACACCGGGGCTCAGCCAGCGACGGAGGCCGTCAGAGGCCGATCGCCTCGCGGATCTCGTCGGTCATCCAGGGCGCTCCGCGCAGGTACGCCACCGTCGCGCTCGACTTGTCGAAGCAGGCCTCGGGGAGCGCGCCCCTGCCTGCCTGCCCGCGGGCGACCTTCAGGACGATCGAGTGGAGCTTCGCGTCGTGACCCAGGGCGAACCGGCGCTTCGGGCCGAGCTCGGCGCCGCACCCGCAAAGGCAGAAGCCCGTCGCCGTGGTGACCGTCTTCTTGGCCCGCGGAGCCTTGGGCGCCTTCGCCGCCTTGGCCTTCTTGCCTGCGGCAGGCTTACCTGCGGCAGGCTGCCCGGCCTGGGGCTCGCTGCCCTCCGTGGCCGTCTCCGGGGCCTTCTCGACGTCGTTCGCGGCCTCGACGGCCGGCGCGCTCTCGTCGGGCGCCTCGGTGACGGGCGCGATCCCCTGCGCGGCCGGCGCGACCTCGGACGGCTGGGAGACCGGCGCGGCCTCGACGACGGCGCTCTGCGGGACCTCCTCGTCCTTCCCGGCCTTCTTCCTCGCCTTGATCCGGTAGACGTTGTTCGTCAGCGTCAGGACGCCGTTCTTGACCAGGTTGTTCGCGGCCCGCACGTCGAGCCCACGGCTCTTGAGCTGCACCATCTCGACGGCTCCGTGCTTGGCGACGAACTCGTAAACAGCCTGCTGCGGCCCGGTGAGAGTCATCTTGTCCATGTCGTCCTCCTTCCCTGAAACCTTCATGCGACGTGCCAGTGTCTCTGACGCCTTGAGCCCCGGGCCCGCGCGCTCCGCGGGACACCGGGGCTTCGACTGGGCGCTCAGCTCCGGGCTATGCCGTGACGCGCGAAGATCGGGCAGTCACGCTCGTACAGCCCTTCGCCCGTGCTGTACCGGACGCTATCCGCGAGCATGCGGAGAGCGTCCACGATATCGGTCCGATCGCCGCCCGTTGCACGAGTGCGATGAATCTCGGCCAGGGAGATCTTGCCCCCCACGCCTTTGCCCATGGACTCCCAGTAGAAAGAGACCCAATCGATGGCCTCTGCAACCTGCCTCCACTCAGCCGGAGAGAGATCCCAAACCTCCGCATGTCGTCCAGGCTCCGGCTCACTCCACGAAAACGAAACGATGTTGCTCGCCATCACCATCACCTCCGCCCACGAAAATTTTCACTCGACGTGCCAAACCTTCATGTCGCCGACGGCGGGCAGCCCGCATCCTCAGAGCCGGTCTCAGAGTCGGGGAATCATGACAGCGGTGTCATGTGTCGAGAGCCACAGCCTTTTCGAGAGACGTTCGTGAAGCTTCAGAGACGTCTCCTGGAATATTATGACAGCCGTGTCATGTATCTGGCAGACACGTCATATTGCGCGACGCCGGAACGTATAGGCTCCCCTGCGCACACGGAGCTCGGCGCCGGACTCGGTTGCTCCGTCGGCCAGGTGAGCAAGGGCGCTTCTCAGGGCGTCCGCCGCATCCCTGTGGCTCCCCTCGGGCGACGCCAGCTCCCGTCGCGCTCGCTCGACGGCCAAGAGAGCGCGCCTCTGCCGAGCCAGTGCAGCCACCCGCAGGACGGCTCCCGTCGCGTCCCCCTCGAACTCGTGGTCGCGCAGAAGGCCGCGCAGGTAGCCGATCACCTCGCCGTGCACCAGCTCGTCGGTGACGACGCCGGCTCCCAGGGCAACGGCGATCGACCGATGGAGCGGCTCGCCGAAGTCCTCGGGCTGCAGGAGGGGATCGAGCTCGTTCGCCACGAGGCAGGCTGCGAGCGCTTCCCTCTCCGCGTCCAGGTCCACGGGCGGCCTCGCGTCGAGCTCCGTCCGCCAGCGCGCGATCCGCTGGACGGCGAGCACGGCTCCGAAGGCGGCGAGGACGTCATCGAGGGTCCGCTTGAGCTCTCGCACCGCCCAAACAAGCTCCCCCCTCGTCAGCCTCACGACACCATGCGTTCCTTGATCATCGCTACCGGCGTGTCGAGCAGCGTCACCGCATCGCGCCGGATGTCCGGTGAAAGGTGACTGTACCGAAGCGTCATTTCCAAACTGCTGTGTCCCATCAACTCCTGGATCGCCTTGATGGCCACTCCCTTCATGGCCAGATGGCTGGCGAACGTGTGGCGGAGCACGTGCCAGCCGATCCGGCGCAGCCCCGCCCGATGGCATGCACGCCACAGCGGGCGCCTGCATTCACCCCGGGTGAGCATGTGCCCGCCCCGGCCGGGGAAGACGAGGCTTCCCGCGAACCTGGAGGGCAGCTCCTTGAGCACCGCGACGGTCTCCGGGGACAGGGGCAGCTCCCTCCCCTTCCCGCTCTTCGGCGTGCCCACGATGCCCCGCGCGACCGCCCGGCGCACGTTGAGCCGGCCGGTCACCAGGTCCACGTCGTCCCAGCGGAGCGCGAGCAGCTCGCCGTGACGCAGCCCGGTCCGAAGGGCGAGCAGGAGCATGGGTCGCCACTCCTTCTCGGCCGCATCGAGCAGCCGCGCAGCCTCGTCGAACGTCAGGAAGTCGAACTCGGGCAGCGGGGTCGGAAGCCACCGCATCGACGGCACCGTGGCGAGCCGGCCCCACTCCTTGGCGACCGTGAAGATCCGGTGCAGAACCGTGAGCTGGTTGTTGATCGTCTTCGGAGCGAGCCCTGCCGAGACCTGCTTCGCCTTGAACTTCTCGAACTGCTGCGGCCCGATGGCGTCGAGGCGGAACTCGCCGAAGAAGGGAACGAGGTGCTTGTCGATGATCGTCCGCTTGGTCTCGACCTCCGACGGCTTGTTGTTCGTCACCGCGTACGTCTCGATGAACTCCTTGGCGAATTCCTCGAATTTCGGGACGGTTACGCCAAGCTTCAGCGAGACCTCGAGCCGGTTCCGCTCCTGCCGTTCCAGGGCGAGCGCTTCCGACTTGCTCACGTTGCCCACGGTCTTGCGGATGCGGTTGCGCCTCCCGTTCCGCCAGATGACGATATCGATGACCCACGAGCCTGCACGCCGACGCACTGTCATTTCACATCACCTCTTCTGCCTCTGCTTCTTGTCTGCGGCAGCCCATTCCAACACAGCAGGGCGGTAGATGCGAAGTATGCGCCCGAATCGCTTGACACCTGGGATCTCCCCATCCCGTATGAGCCCATACACCATCTTCTTGCTGACTCGCAGGTAGACGGCGAGCTCCTCAGGGGTGAAGAAGCTGGGGAATCCCCTCAAATAATACCGAAGATCTCGCGGAAGACGGCGTGCTCCCGGACGATGCGGTCAAAGGCAATCATGAGGGGCCGAAGCCAGTCCTCGCGCAAGGTGGGAAGGCAGTCGTACCAGTAGAGCCCCTGGCGATAGAGCGAGTGTGTGCGGCGCTTGACCGTATTGACCTTTAGGTATCGATCGAGACCGGCTTCCTCGCTCGCAGCGCCGAGCAGCGTCAAGAGCGCATGGGCGATAGCCGCGAGCAGCAGCAGCCGATCGCGCCGCCCGGCGTTGCGGATGTGCGTGGCGGAGAGGCCCATCCCGAAGTGGTTGTCCTTGATGTCTCGAAACGTCTCCTCGATCGTGAACCTCTTGCCGTAGAGCTTGACGATGTCGCCCGCCTTGCGATCCGAAAGCGTTGTGGCCAGACACCACGCCTCCTTCATCTTCGGTGCGTGAACAAGGACGATGGCTGGAACCTTTGCGCGGTCGTCGGTGACGCGCACATCGCGCAGCATCGTGGCGCGGCGGCTCGCGGGCACCCAGGCGTCGGCGGGCCTCGCTTCCCCGACCGCGTTCTCGACGACGATACAACCGCGGAAACGGATGACGAAGTTCCAGCCGATGAACTCCAAAAAGTCGTAGAGCTTGCGATCGCCGAAGCCCCGGTCGGCGAGCAGAACGACCTCGACCGTCTCGTCGATGGCGCCGTGAAGCCACTCGATGAGCTCGTATTCGTGGTCCTTCTGGGTACCTTTTAACGCGGACTTCTTTACCGTCTTCCATGCCAGCGGCGTCGCACGACCATGCCGCGTCACAAGGTAGGCGCAGAGCGTCGTGTGGTCGTCCTTCTCGAAGTCCGTCCAGTCCAATGCGACCACAATCTCTTTGCGGACCCCGATCACGAACTGTACCCACGACCTCAGGGAATGAAACACGTCGATGCCGGTATTGCTCAGCAGCCGGTCGACCTGCTTGACCCCACTCTTCGGTTTGATGTTGGCGACCTTCGCATACGCTTGGCCGATGGCATGGATGGCCAGCACCGCCGCCTGCAGGACGCCAACGACGCCGTTCGCGAGCGACAGGACGCGCATCGCGTGCAGGTCATCGCCGAACAAATTCTCGACGAAGGCCTGGATGTACTTCTGGTCGATTTTCGGACGGATGGTCTGCTTAGGCGGCGCAGACGCGGAGCCATGTGCGGCAGGCTTGTGCGCGTCCTTCGCGAGAGTCGTCATGATGTCGCTCGAACCAACGGCGCATGCGGTAAGCTCGCTGGTCGCCTCCTACCAATGTATATTCCGACCAGCGACGACGATTTCTCACTCGCATGACGCAACTCTTCGCTTCGACGTCCATGAAGCTCAGGGGTTCGATGGTCATGTCGCCAATGATCGTACATGTGCCTACCGTGGAGTGATTCGATGTGACCATCAATTCGCCAGATTTCGCTGCGATAATGAGGGGATCCCTCAGGTGAAGAAGTCCTCATCGGCCGGCGCGGGCGCCATCTCCGTGTTCGCCGGGGCACCCATGGTCAGAAGGGAATGTCATCGGTGGAGCCCAGGCCAGGAGAGCCGGACGGCTGGTAGTCGTCGCGGCCCTGTCCGCCGCCGCTCCTCTTGTCGAGCAGCACGAGATTGGTGGCGACCACCTCCGTCTTGTAACGCTTGTTGCCCTCGCGATCGTCGTAGCTCGACGTCTGGAGACGCCCCTCCACGAGGATCTGCGAGCCCTTCCGAAGGATCGAGGCGAGCGCTTCCGCGCGCTTGTTCCAGAGGGTAACCGAGTGCCAGTCGGTCCGCTCCTTCTTCTCGCCGTTCTTGTCGAAATACGGCTCGGTCGTCGCCATGCGCAGGTTCAGCACGGCTTGCCCGGACTGCGTGTGTCGGAGGTCCGGATCGGCTCCGAGGTTGCCCGCAAGAATGACCCGATTGATGCCGTATGCCATGATCGCCTCCTACTCGTCCTCGCCGATGTCCTCGCCTTCACTCCGCGGCATCCACCTCCACGCCATCCTCGAGCGTGACGGCCAGCATCCCGTGCGCACGCGAGACGAGCGCAGCGAGCTTGTTCCCCGTCGCCGTGGCGAGCTCCGCCTCGATCGCCTCCCGATCCTCAGGGGCGAGCTGGGGAAGGAGCGCGTTCAGCTCGGCGCGCAGCTTCGTGTCGGGCGCGCTCACGCCAGCCGCCCACGCCTTCGCCAGGTCCTCCCACGTCGCCGGGAGCGACGGCGGCAACCGCAGGCGCGTTTTCGCGTAGTGCGTCGCGCTCTCGCGCGTGTAGAGGATGCGCCCCTTGTAGCGGCCCACGGACCGTGCCGTCTTGCTGCCCTTCTGGACCTCGACCACCCAGTCGAGGAAGAACACGTGATCGGCCCACGTGCGCCACATCTGCCGGGCCTCCACCCCGGTCGTGCCGGTCCCCTTGAGCTGGATGTCCCACCGGGGGAAGATCTCTCCGGTGGTGGTGGAGGCGTCGACCACCTCGGCGGAATGGGCGATGATCCAGATGTGGACGCCGCTCCGGCGGATCGTGTTGAGCTTCGCCTGGACCTCGAACCAGAACGGCTCGGCAGCGGACCAGACCTTTTTGAAGTCCTTCGCCTCCATGTGGCGGACCTTCTCGGCCCCGCATGCGGCCTCGTGAACCAGCCGCTCGATCCCGGTCAGCGAATCGAGCACGAGGTGCGGGAACTGCCGCTTCCCTTCGGCGTCGAGGGTGTTCAGCTCCATGAAGACGTCGAGCGCCTGGTGGAGCTCGGCGAGCGTGCGCGGAACCTCCTTGAAGTGCGCCGGCTCGTGGTCGGGCGACGACGCCGTGGCGATCCCGCGCCGGGGCTTCAAGGCGATCGAGGTCGCTGCCTGGAACGGGCTCAGCGAGGAGAAGCTCGCGTTCGAGGTGATGCAGGTCGTCCGAAGGCACCGGCATCCGCGCGAGCCCAAGGCGGCCGTCAAGGTGGATGCGTGCGGCGGCATCGGCATCCGGGTCGTTCACTTCCTGCTCGCCTACTCCGAGGAGATCGAGGTCATCCCCGTCAACGTCGCGGAGAGGGCGCGACTCCCGAACGAGTTCCCCCTGCTGCGTGACCAGCTCTGGTTCGCCCTGCGCGACTGGCTGAAGGCGGGAGGAGCGATCCCTGAGGACAGCAAGCTCGCCGCGGAGCTCACCGCGCCGAAGTTCGAGTTCGACATGCTCCAGCGCCGGAAGGTCGAATCCAAGGACCACCTGCGCAAGCGGCTGAAGCGCTCGCCCGATCGGGCCGACGCGCTCGCCCTCTGCGTCTGGGAGCCGGCCATCTTCCAGCCGGATTACCCCGACGACGACGCCGGTAGCGACGAGGCCGACGGGGAGGCCGCGCGGCTCGATCCGTACGGCGGCGCGCTTGACCCGTACGCGGGAGGCATCGGCGTATGAGGGGCCGCATCCGCCGCGCCATGGCCGCTGCGTTCGCCGAGCTCGCGACGCCGGCCACCTCGCCGATCGCCGCCGCGCGCCCTGCGGCACGGAGCCTGGAGGCGCATCGCCGCCGTCGCAGGGGCAGGCGGATCACGCCGCTCCCGGTCAACGTCACCCGCTGGTATCAGCGCGACGTCGAGGACGCGCAGCACCAGGCCAGCCAGGGGGACCTCGCGCGGGCCGGCCAGCTCTACCGGGCGCTCCGTCGCGACGGCGTGGTCCAGGGCCTCCTCGGCACGCGCACGGGCGGGCTCGTCAGGCTCCCGAAGCGGTTCGCCGGGGATCCCGAGGTGGTGGCTTTCTTCGAGGGCGCGGAAGGCCGCGAAGGCACCTTCAACGCCATCTTCCCCGCCTCCGAGCTGGCGATGCTCGACGCCGACGGGGTGGTGCTCGGTGTCGGGGTCGGTGAGTTCGTGGAGATCGAGGGGTCCCCCTACCCGGTCTTCTGCCGGCTCGATCCCGAGTACCTCATCTACCGGGCCCACGAGGACCGCTGGTACTACCGCTCCCTCGAAGGCCTCCTGCCCATCACGCCTGGCGATGGCCGATGGGTCCTCTACACGCCCGGCGGTCGCCAGGAGCCCTGGAACAACGGGCTGCTCTGGGCGCTGGCGCGCGCGTACATCTCGAAGGAGCACGCGTTCTTCCTCCGGGAAAACTGGAATTCCAAGCTCGCGAATCCGGCCAGGGTCGCCGTGGCGCCGCAGGGAGCTTCGCAGGAGCAGAAGGAGAGCTGGTTCCAGAAGGTCATGGCCTGGGGCGTCAACACCGTCTTCGGCCTCACGCCGGGGTACGACGCCAAGCTCTTGGAAAGCAACGGCCGCGGCTACGAGAGCTTCCGGCAGACCATCGAGGACAGCAACCAGGAGTTCATGATCTCGATCGCCGGCCAGATCGTCACCGTGACCGGCGGTGCGGGGTTCGCGAATGCCAACATCCACGCGACGATCCGCGCGGACCTCATCCAGGGCGACGCCGAGGCACTCGCCGCCACGTTAAACGCCCAGGCGCTCCCGGTCGTGCTGCCCGAGGGTCGCTTCCCGCGCGGCGCGCGGGCGACGGTCGCCTGGGACACGCGGCCGCCGGCCAACCTCAAGGCCGAGGCCGAGAGCCTCGGTGCGGCAGCCAAGGCGATGGACGACTGCGCCGCGGCGCTGGCGCGGCATGGCCTCCAGGTGGACGCGCGCTCCCTCGCCGCCCGATTCGCGATCCCGGTCGCTGGCGACATGGACGGGGACGCGAAGCCGGACACCACGACACCGCAGCTCTCGCGAGCTCCCGTGCTGCCGCTTCCCGCTGCTTCGACCGAGCCAGAGCAGGAGTTGCCCCATGCAGCATGACGTTGCGCGCCTCGTCGCCTACTGGGTGGAGCGCCTGCGGATGCGGGACTGGGACATCCAGCTCAAGGTCGTGGACGAGCTCAGGACGCCGGACGGCTTCGAGGCTTACGGGCTGTGCGATCCGTTCCCCGACGACCAGCGCGCGCGAATCTACATCCGCGCTCCGCGCACGCCCGAGGACAAGGCGCGTGTGGCGGAGACCGTGGTCCACGAGCTGCTCCACGCGAAGCTCTCGCCGCTTCTTGGTGCCAACCGAGAGCCTGCGTCGGTTGCGGCCGAAGAACAATTCGTGTGGTCCCTGGCTCCGCTCCTTGCCGAGCTCCGCGGGACCGCGGATGGCGAAACGTTGGTTCGGGCGATGGTCCGAGCCATGAGGCGCCCGCTCCGAGCGGGCGGGAGGTCAAGGCGAATGGATCCGAATGATCTCGCGACCCTTGCGACCGAGGGTGGCGCGTTCACCGCGCGTGAAGACGTACCCGAGGACGTCAAGGGCTGGATCACCAAGGCGATCGCGGCGATGGCCGGCGGTTCCGCGGCGCCGGAAGAAACGCCGCCGGCCGCACAGCAGGACGAGGACAAGCCCATGCCCACCATGCAGGACGACGAGGAAAAGCCGCCGGTGTATCAGCGCGGCACCAACAGGGCTGCACGCGTGACGGCGCCTTCGCAGCCGACGCAGCCGGCGCAACCGCCGTCGCAGAGCGGCGATCTCGTCACGGTCATCAAAGAGACCGTGCGCGCTGCCGTGGCTCCCTTCGCGGGGGACCTCGACTCCGTGAAGCGCGACCAGCTCCTGGAGCGCGCGGGCGGGGTCCTCACCGAGGAGCAGCTCCGGTGGGCCCGCAGCCAGCCCTTCGCCGTGGTCAAGGGCCTCATCGACGCCACGGCGAGCGGGCAGCAGCCGGCGCAGCAACAGCGCGCAGCGCGGGCGTCCGCTCCAACGCGCGGGGGCAACAGCGGCGGCTTGCCGCCGGGCGCTCGCGATCCCGAGATCGACCGGCGCATGGGCATCAACCGCGGTCCCGTGGGGCCGGAGCGCACGCCCGACGGCGGCATGAGGATCAACCCCATCACGCCGGGCCAGCTGCGCGCCGCGCTCCGCGCTGGCTTCGAGCGGCTCAACGGGAGGGGCTGAGCCATGGCCTCGGTCCGCAAATTCCGACCCCAGTCTGCGGGGCAGGTGGAGCGAGTCAGCCGCACGAAGGTGGAGCTCGCCGCCAACGTCGCTGTGCGCAAGGGCCGGCCGGCGGTCATCGACGGCGGCTACTACCGCGAGCCGGCCGCGGGAGTCGAGACGCTCTCGCCACTTCGCGGCCGGTGGACGCAGGACGTCGACAACACCGGTGGCGCGGCGGGAGCGAAGGTCGCGGAGATCGACTTCTACAAGGAGTTCCAGGTCGCCTGGCTCAACAACGACACCGAGGGGTCTCCGGTGCAGAAGGCCGATCGAGGCAGTCAGTGCTTCTGGGCGGGCCCGTTCACGGTGACCAGCGCGGCCGATGGCAACAGCGCGGCGGGCGAAGTCTTTGATGTCACCAGCGACGGCCGGTTCGTCGCGGTGAAGCTGGAGGCGTGACATGTCGGTCCAGATCACTCCGAGCTTCATCCTCCAGTTCGAGGACAACCTTCAGTACCTCTTCGAGGACACCTGGGCCTCGGTCCTGCAGGAGCTCATCTGGGACCGCTTCATGCGCCAGATGCCGAGCAGCGGCCGCACCGAGTACTACTCGTGGATGCTGAACGCGGCCGGGATCCAGCCGCTCGGCAACGGCGGCCGGTTCCCCCTCGAGGACCTCTTCGAGGTGAGCCACAAGATCGAGAACGAGGAGTTCGGCACCGCGCTCGAGCTCGAACGCAACTCGATCGAGGACGCCGACGGCAAGGGGATCCAGCGCGGCGCGCAGTGGGCGCAGCAGATCGCCGGAGAGGAGGCCTACTGGCCGCAGGACGGTCTGTTCCGGCTCGTCGAGGAAGGCGAGGACCAGCCGGCCTACGACGGCGTGAACTTCTTCCACGTGGCGCACCCCGTCAACCCGGTGCTCGGCCCCGAGGCGGGCACGTACGCGAACCTCCTGACCAACGCGCCGCTGACGCCGAGCAACTTCGCGCGGGCGATCGCGTACATCAAGACGATCCGGGGGCCGAACAACAAGCCGCGCAAGCTGATTCCGCGGACCCTCGTGGTGAGCCCCTACCAGGAGCTGACCGCGAAGGAGATCCTCGTCGCCCAGACGCTCGGTCGCGATGGTCCCACCGAGTTCGGCGCGCAGGACAACGTGCTGCGTACGTACGGCTTCAACCCGCCGGTCGCAGCCCACGAGCTCACGGTCGATGGTCACTGGTACATCGGCTGCGAGGTCATCGGCTACGCGCTCCCGGCCTTCATCTACCAGGTGCGCCGGCCCTTCAAGCTCAACAGCTTCTCGCACCTCGATCAGGCGCAGCTCGACGTCATGAAGAAGTTCCGCTGGACCTTCGATGGCCGCAACCAGGTCGAGTACGGCCATCCCTTCTTGTTCTTCAAGTTCAAGCCGACCGGCCCTGGCCTGTCGCTCGCTGACTTCGAGACGATCGTGAGCTGATCGCCTCCTTGCTTGTTGCTTGCTGTACCCCACCCCGACCGGCTCAGCCGGCGGGGTTTTGGGGTTAGAGGGGTCCGATGAGCTGCTACGTCACCATCGAGGACGTCCGGGATCTCGGCACGCTCCCTGAGGAGGATATCGACCAGCTCGAAGCCCAGTACCCGGGCATCACGCTCCGGCTTGCCACGAAGATCTCGGGGCAATTCGATGCTCGGCTCATCAAGCGGTACGCCGCCCCGTTCCAGGAGCCGTACCCGGACTCGCTCGTCGACAACGTGGCGCGCGTCGTCGCCTATCGGCTCACGCTCAAGCGGGGGTTCAACCCGTCCTCGGAGCAGGATCAACTCATCAAGGAGGAGAAGGACGAGGCGCTTGCGTGGCTGAAGGAGGCCGCGGACAGCGAGAAGGGGCTGATCGAGCTGCCCCGCCGGCAAGAGACGCCGGGGGGCAGCAGCGCGATCGACAAGGGCGGCCCCTTCGGCTACTCGGAAGCGAACCCGTACCTCTGGACCGACGCTCAGGCGAGGGAGCCGCGCTATGGCGAATAGTGGCGACTTCGCCGCCCTGGAGCGGATGATCGCGAGCTGCCAGGAGCTGGCCCGACTGCCCGAGCTCGCCGCGCCGATCGCCGCGCGCAACGTCGAGGCGGAGCTGCGTGCATCGGCCTCGGCAGGACGGGCGCCGGACGGCACCGCGTGGGCGCCGCGCAAGAGCGACGGGGGGAAGCCGCTCGCGAACGCCGCGGGCGCGATCACCGTCAAGGCGATCGGCACCGTGGTGCTCATCGTCCTTGCGGGACATCACGTGTTTCACCACTTCGGCGCGGGCGGGAAACCGAAGCGCCGGATCATCCCGCAGGGCTCGATACCACCGAAGCTCGGCAACGCCATCCGGCTCGGCTTCGTCCCGCCGTTCCGCGATGCCGTGAAGAAGGGGAGGAAGTCGTGAGCCTCACCGCGCTCTACCGTCACGTGCGGGATCACCTCCAGGCGGCCGGCGTCACGGCGAATGTCGTGTTCGGCAACCGGGAGGTCGCAAAGCAGATCAACCAGGGGGCCGGCCGGGCAAACCGCGTGGTCTTCGCGCCGGGCGACGACGGCGGCGCACTCGGCGGCTACGGCCCTCCGGCGAAGCCGGGCAGGAACCCGCGTCCGCTCTGGGACTGGCTGCTCGTCGCGCGCGTGTACGTGTGGACCTTCGACGCGAGCGCGCCGCAGGACGAGGCCGTGCAGTGGGATGCCGTCGTCGAGCTTCACGATCGCGTCGTCGAGGCGATCCACAGCTTCACGGCGGGGTTCTACCGGCTCAGCGCGCCGCGGCGCCTCGGTCCGGTCGAGAAGCGGTTCGGCGAGGAGCTCGTGTTCCTGCTCGAGTACGCGCAGCCGGTCTGTGCGCTTCCCCGCCCGAGGCGAGAGCCTCCCATCGCAGCACAGGGGCAGACGTTCTTGATCACGCCAACTGGCGAAGAACAGGGGTGTTGAATGTCGACTCCCAGCATCGAGATCGAAGTCCTCGACAACCAGCTCGGCATCCGAGCGCCGGCCGACGCCGTGCTCGCGATCGTCGCCACGGCGGCCGATGGCCCCTTCTACACGCCCGTCCCGACCACGCGAACCAAGGATCTGGTCGACACGTTCGTCGCGGGACCGCTCGTCGAGGCGGGCGCCTACGCGATCGAGCGCTACGGGCTGACCGTGCTCCCGGTCCGCACCGATGCGAGCGTGGCCGGTGGATTCGGCACGCTCACGGCCGATCTCCAGGGCACCAGCGAGGCGACCATCGACGACACGACCGAACCGACGGACGAGCTCGAGGTCGTGATCCGGTTCCTCACCGGGGGCACCGTCGGCACGGACGGGATCACCTACCAATACTCGCTCGACGGGGGGCGCACGCTCTCGACCACGCGCGCGCTCGGCACAGCCAACAACATCGTCCTGCCCGAGGCGGGCAACGTGCGGGTCAACCTCGCCGAGGGGACGATCGGCGCTCGCGGTCAGCTGTCCTTCCCAACCACGGCACCCTGCTGGAATGCGGATGAGCTCGCCGAGGCGATCACGGCGCTCCGCCAGACGCAGGCGCGCTGGACCCTGCTGGAGGTCTACGGGGACCTCGACTCGGTGGCGCTCTCGGCGCTCGACGCTGGCCTTGAAGCGATGCATTCGTCCGGACGCAACCGACGTGCCATCGCGCACGCCAGGAAGCCGAATGCGGACGAGACGCCGGCCACCTACCTCGCCGCCCTCTCCACAGCGTTCGGTGACTCGTTCTCGCGTCGCGTGGCTGTGTGCGCGGGCTACGCGAAGATCGACTCGTCCGTGTCGCGGCGCCGCTACCGCAGGCCGCCCTCGCTCGCCGTCGCTCCCCTCGCCGCCTCGGTCACCGAGGAGATCGACCTCGCCGAGCTGGCCTACGGGCCGCTTCCGGGCGTCCACATTCGCGACGCGAACGGCAACCCGGACGAGCACGACGAGACGGTGTTCCCCGGCCTCGACGATGCGCGGTTCCTCACCTTGCGATCGTGGGAGAACCGGGCCGGCGTCTGGGTGAACAACCCGCGTCTCTTCGCCCCTGTCGGCTCGGACTTCCTGTACCTCCAGTACGGGCGCGTCATCGACCTTGCCTGCGATGTCGTGCGCACCGAGCTCGAGCCCATTCTCAGCCGTGGGGTCGAGGTGCTCCGGGACGGCAGCGGCCGGATCGATCCCGAGGTCGCCACCTCGATCGAGGGGCAGCTCAACGCCCGGCTCGGTGATGCCATCGTGGCGAAGCGCAAGGGAACCGCAGTCACGTTCACGCTCTCCCGCACGGACGACGTGCTCCGCACGGGCTCTATCGGGTGGCAGGTGCGGGTGCTCCCCCTCGCCTACATCAAGAAGCTTCGGGGGACAGTGGCTCTGGTCGCATCGGCGAGCGCGCCGGCAAACGTCAGGGAATGAGACATGGCCATCGGGAAAGACGTCTTCAGGCGCAATGGCTACGAGGTCGGCTGGTTCTCTGCCTTCGCCAAGATCGACAACGACGAATTCTACGGCTTCTCGGGCATCGACTACGAGGAGAAGCTCGAGCGGGCCTTCGCGTGGGGCATGGACCGAGCCGGCGTTCCGCGCGGCGTGACGCGTGGCAAGTACAGCGTCGAGGGCAGCAGCATCAAGGCCTACAAGGCCAGTGCGCTGGCGCTCATCGAGGCGCTCGCCCGCAAGAGCCCTGACGGCAAGAGCTACGGGTCCGTCCCCTTCCACTTCACGCTGCAATACGTGGAGGAGGACATCTCCATCACGGAAGAGCTCTTCGGCTGCCGTATCAGCGGCCGGAAGGCGAGCCTCGCGAATGGCTCCGACCCGCTCGTCGATGAGCTCCCGATCACGGTCATGTACGCGAAGCTTTCGACGCCCAACATCCAGGGCATGACGCTGTTCGACAACCGGCAAGGGAGGTACTGAGCATGAGCGACATCGCTGAGATGCAGGTGCAGGAGGAGGTGCACGCGGAGCGCGAGCAGCACGCGAAGGATCCCGCCGTCGTGGCGCTGGAGAAGGAGCTCGAAGCGGAGCGGGAAGCCCTCGCCGCCGCGGAGGCGAAGCGCGAGCGTGATCGGCAGGCCGCTGTGCTCCGGGAGCAGATCGAGGAGACGCGGCGCCGCCGCAAGGAGGAGGAAGCCCTCGCCGAGGCCGAGGCGAGGCACGGCCCCCTCGGCAAGAAGATCGAGGCCGTCCAGACGATCGAGGGGCTGGTCATCGTCAAGGCGCCCGACGGCATCAAGGCGCGCAAGTGGATGGACCAGCACGGGGAGAATCCCAAGGCGCAGGCCTGCCGTGAGCTCGCCCGTCCCTGCGTCGTCTACCCATCGCTCGACCGCTTCGACGAGATCATCGCGGAGCGGCCCGTCGTGGTCGTCTCCACGGCGAACGCCGTTCTCAAGCTCGCCGGGCTCGGCGGGAAGGAGCTCGGGGGAAAATAGCGGCCCTCGCGGACCGAGCGAGGGGAGATGACGGGCTGTCGGCGGAGCTCCTGAGGTCGCTGATCCAGGAGCGGGGCAGGAACGAGGCGGAGTTCGTGCGCGGCGCGGCGGGTGCGGTGGTGCTGCTTCGGGAATTCCGCCGCATCGCGGCCGAGCTGAAGGCGACCCGCGAGCAGATCGCGCGGGCACTGGGCGGGTGAGACATGGCGGATCAGGAAGCCAGGTTTGCGGTCGATCTCAGTGTCACGGGCGCCGACGAGGCGAAGGACCTCGGGCAGGCGCTCGCGAATCTGCGGGACAGGATCAAGGCCGACCAGGCTGCGATCAACGAGCTGCAGGCCGCGATGCGCCGCTTGCAAGGAGGGAGCGCCGTCAACGTCGCGGTCATGCGGCAGCTCCGGGACCAGCTCGCCGCGAAGCGCGCCTCCCTCGCCGCCGCGCAAGAAGCCTACGTCCGGCTTGGGGGCACGTTCGGCGATCTGCGCAACGCCGCGCGGGCTTCCAGCGCCGGGCTCGACGATCTGCTCGGTGTAGCCCAGGGAGCCGGGGGCCCAGTCGCCGGTCTTGCGGGCCGGGTCGCGCAGCTCCGGGGCCTCCTGGGCAGAGCAGGCGCAGCAGGCGCCGCTGTCGTCCTCGCCGCAGCCCTCGTCGCGCTCGTCGCCGGTGCGGTCCTCGCCACGGGCGCTCTCGCGGCCTTCGCGCTCCAAGCGGCCGGTGCGACCAGGGAGGCGCAGCTCCTGTTCGACGCCGTGAACGCGGGCGCGGGCGCCGACCAGCGGCTTGCCGTCCAGGTGGAGCTCCTCGCCGCTCGCGTCGCGCTCGCTCGTTCGCAGCTCAACGACATGGCGCTGGCACTCGGGCGCACCAGGCTTCAGGGGCGCTCGCTCGAAGCTGCCTTCTCCGCCGTCGCGACCACGACCGCGGTCATGGGCCAGGCGGCCGGCAGCGTCCTCCAGGGCATCGCGACGGAGGCCGCACGCACGCGCGTGTTCGTGCTCAACGCCTTCTCGCTGGACGGGACCGGCTTGCAGCTCGCCGACGTGGGGCGGGCTCTCGCCCGGCGCATGGGCGTCAGCTTCCAGACGGCGATGGCCGCAATCCAGAGCGGCCGTGTGCGCGTCGAGGAAGGCCTCAAGGCGCTCGACGATGCCGTGCAGGCCAAGTTCGGCAAGATCGCCCGGGCGCAGCTCCTCGGCTTCACTGCGCAGATCCAGCGCGCGAGGGAGAACATCGGTGCGCTGTTCAATGACGTGAAGATCGAGCCGTTCTTGCGCGGGCTTCAGGGCGTGCTCCGCCTCTTCGACCAGAACACGGTGACGGGCCGAAATCCTGGGGAATCCCCTCAAATAATACCGAAGATCTCGCGGAAGACGGCGTGCTCCCGGACGATGCGGTCAAAGGCAATCATGAGGGGCCGAAGCCAGTCCTCGCGCAAGGTGGGAAGGCAGTCGTACCAGTAGAGCCCCTGGCGATAGAGCGAGTGTGTGCGGCGCTTGACCGTATTGACCTTTAGGTATCGATCGAGACCGGCTTCCTCGCTCGCAGCGCCGAGCAGCGTCAAGAGCGCATGGGCGATAGCCGCGAGCAGCAGCAGCCGATCGCGCCGCCCGGCGTTGCGGATGTGCGTGGCGGAGAGGCCCATCCCGAAGTGGTTGTCCTTGATGTCTCGAAACGTCTCCTCGATCGTGAACCTCTTGCCGTAGAGCTTGACGATGTCGCCCGCCTTGCGATCCGAAAGCGTTGTGGCCAGACACCACGCCTCCTTCATCTTCGGTGCGTGAACAAGGACGATGGCTGGAACCTTTGCGCGGTCGTCGGTGACGCGCACATCGCGCAGCATCGTGGCGCGGCGGCTCGCGGGCACCCAGGCGTCGGCGGGCCTCGCTTCCCCGACCGCGTTCTCGACGACGATACAACCGCGGAAACGGATGACGAAGTTCCAGCCGATGAACTCCAAAAAGTCGTAGAGCTTGCGATCGCCGAAGCCCCGGTCGGCGAGCAGAACGACCTCGACCGTCTCGTCGATGGCGCCGTGAAGCCACTCGATGAGCTCGTATTCGTGGTCCTTCTGGGTACCTTTTAACGCGGACTTCTTTACCGTCTTCCATGCCAGCGGCGTCGCACGACCATGCCGCGTCACAAGGTAGGCGCAGAGCGTCGTGTGGTCGTCCTTCTCGAAGTCCGTCCAGTCCAATGCGACCACAATCTCTTTGCGGACCCCGATCACGAACTGTACCCACGACCTCAGGGAATGAAACACGTCGATGCCGGTATTGCTCAGCAGCCGGTCGACCTGCTTGACCCCACTCTTCGGTTTGATGTTGGCGACCTTCGCATACGCTTGGCCGATGGCATGGATGGCCAGCACCGCCGCCTGCAGGACGCCAACGACGCCGTTCGCGAGCGACAGGACGCGCATCGCGTGCAGGTCATCGCCGAACAAATTCTCGACGAAGGCCTGGATGTACTTCTGGTCGATTTTCGGACGGATGGTCTGCTTAGGCGGCGCAGACGCGGAGCCATGTGCGGCAGGCTTGTGCGCGTCCTTCGCGAGAGTCGTCATGATGTCGCTCGAACCAACGGCGCATGCGGTAAGCTCGCTGGTCGCCTCCTACCAATGTATATTCCGACCAGCGACGACGATTTCTCACTCGCATGACGCAACTCTTCGCTTCGACGTCCATGAAGCTCAGGGGTTCGATGGTCATGTCGCCAATGATCGTACATGTGCCTACCGTGGAGTGATTCGATGTGACCATCAATTCGCCAGATTTCGCTGCGATAATGAGGGGATCCCTCAGGCCGAAATCTGAAGTTCATCGCCGAGACGCTGCTCAACCCGCTGTTCGAGGCGATCGGCCGCGTGGCGCCCTACGTGCAGGGCTTCTTCAAGGGGATGGTGATTGCGGTGCTCGTCGTCATCCTCATGCTCGTTCGCCTCAAGCGTGCGCTCGAAGGCGCCTTCGGTAGCGACTCGAAATCGAAGATCGATGGGGTCAAAGTGGGCGTGTACGCCGGCATCGCCGCGGTCGCGCTCCTGATTGGCTCGCTCGCCGCGCTCGCTGTGACGGTCGCCGTCCTGACCACGCCGCTGGTCGCCCCGTTCATCGCCCTCACGGCTGCCGTCTTGATGTTGTCCTTGCCCTTCGTCGTGGCCGGCGCTGCGATCTACGGGCTGTACCTTGCCGTTGTTGCGGCGTACCGCGCCATCGCGGAGATCGACTTCGGAGCGCTCGGGGCGCGCCTCGTCGATGGCCTCGTGGCGGGGATCCGTTCCGGCGTCTCGCGCATCGTCTCTGCCGTCAAGGAGCTCGGCACGAGCGCAACGGCGGCGCTGTCGAGCATCTGGAAGATCGCCTCGCCCTCGAAGGTCGGGTTCGAGAAGGGCGCGTTCTACGGCGAGGGCATCGAGCTCGGCGTGGAGAGCCGGACGGCTGGCGTCGAGGTGGCTTCCCAGGGACTCGCCGAGGCCGCAACGGGCGCGAAGGCCTCCGGGACGGGGCGTGCCGCGGGTGCGACGCAGCGAAGCGGCGGCAACACGTACAACGTCAACATCTACGGCGTGAAGGACGCGGACGAGCTGACCGGTCGCGCGTTCCTCGCCCGACTCGTGGCGGAGCTCGAGGGCGCAGCTGTCTCTGGAGGTATCCCGCTTGAACCGGAGCCGACGTGATCAACCCGCTCCGAGAGCCCGATCCGTGGAACGTCGTCGTCCTGGCCTCCAGGCGTACGCCCGGCCTCGCCGAGGTGGTCGGCGCGGGCTCGCCGCGGGACTGGGACGAGCGCAAGGGGTACGGCATCTCGGGCGCCTTCCTGGTCTACACGGGCGATGGCCTCGCGACGTTCTCGGTGCGGGTCTACCTCTGGGAAGACGAGCACTTCGAGGAGTGGGAGAGCTTCAAGCTCATCGTCGACAAGCCGCCGCGCGGCGTCAGGCCGAGGGCGCTCGATATCTACCACCCTGCGCTGGATGATCTGAATATCCGCTCGGTCGTCGTCGAGGACCGTTCCCAGCTTCAACCGCACGACGAAACCGGGATGTGGTTCTCGGAGATCAAGTTCAAGCAGTTCCGAGCCCCGGTGCCCATGCTGTCGAAGCCCGAGGGCAGCACCGCGAAGCTCAACGAGCCTACTGCCGAGGACAACTACGACCGCGTGCAGCAGGCGCTCATCGAGCAGATCAAGAACCCGACCGATGACTTCTCCATCATCGATGCCCTGGGGAGTCTGTGATGCTCTTCGCCTCCATCAACGGTCATCGGGTGCTCACGGCGAGGGTTCACGTGCCCTTCGCCGGGCTCTGGTACGCCGACGTGGAGCTGGACGAGGCACGCGAGCTCAGCGGCGCCGCCGTCGTGAAGCTCGGCCCCCTGGAGCTCCGCGGAACCGTGCTCGCCCCGTTCTCGGGCACCTTCCAGCTCGGCACGCGCATCCGCGTTGTCGCAGGCACGGGCGGGTGGTCGAGGCGCTGCAAGACGAGGCACTTCCACAACGACGCCGGGGTGACGCTCCGAAGCGCGCTGACGGCCACGGCCGCGGACGTGGGCGAGAGCTTCGACACCTCGGGGATCGAGGGGCGCCTCGCCGTCGACTTCGTGCGCGAAGCCGCGCCGGCCTCCCGCGTGCTCCGGCAGCTGCTCGGCACGACGCCGTGGTGGGTCGGGTACGACGGCACGACCCGGGCCGGGCAGCGTGACCAGGTGGAGGCGAGCGACAAGGCCTACGAGCTCTTGGGCTTCGACCCGCGAACCAAGGTGGCGGAGCTCGCCGTCGACGATCCGGGCGCTGTGGGAATCGGCTCCGTGCTCCGGGCACGGCTCGACCGTCCCGTCGTAGTTCGGCAGCTCGACGTGGAAGTGAGCAAGGGGGCGCTTCGCGTCAGCGCGTGGGGCCAGGAGCTTGCGGCATGAGCGAGGATCGGCTGCTTCGCGCGCTCCGGGCGACCGTGCGGGAGATGTTTCCCCGGTACGATTTCCTGGGGAAGTACCGCTACCGCGTGCTCGCCATGGCGGGTGACCGGGTGGACCTCCAGGCCGTGCGCAAGGGTGCAGGGCTGCCGGACATCCTGCCGGTGCCGATCGCCTCGGGCATGGCTGGCCTGTCGGCGGAGCTCACGCCCGGTGCGATCGTGCTCGTCGAGTTCATCGAGGGCGACCCGCAGCTGCCCGTGATCACCGCTTTCTCGCGGGACGGCGGCAGCACCTTCCTGCCGGTCTCCCTGGTCCTCGATGCGACGGACGCGGTGCGGATCGGCGAGCAGGCCGATGCGGTCGAGCTCGGCGCGGCTACCGCGGTCGTGGTCCGGGACGGCGACCTCGTGAACATCGCCGGAGTCCAGCCAGGGCCAGGGGTCGTCGCGGTGCGGCTGAGCCTCGCTCCGCCTCCCGCGCAGATGCTCTCGAAGGTGCGCGCATGAGCCTGCTCGAAGACGTCCTCGCCAGCGTGACCGCGGATGCCGAGGTGACGGCCGCCGTCCCCGACCCCCACGGCTTCGGGGTCGACTTCGACTGCGCCGACGATCTGACCGAGCTCCTGCAGCTCGCTTCCGGGCCCAAGGCGCTCGCCCAGGCCGTCTACCGAAGGCTCACCACACCGCGCGGTGCGCTCCTCGATGCGCCCGACTACGGCTACGACCTCCGGGAGCTGCTCTCTCGGGGCATGACGTCGGCGGATCTCGCCGCCATCCCGGGGATCATCCGCTCCGAGGTCACGAAGGACGAGCGCATCTTCGACGTGAGCACGCGCGTCTCCCAGCCGGCTCCCGACACCCTGGAGCTGGCGATTCACTGCATCACAGCCGAGGGTCCGTTCACTCTGATCCTCAACGTCACCGCCGAAACGGTTGCTCTCTTGGAGGTCCGGTCGTGATCTTGTTGCTGCCGATCGACCAGCTGACGAAGCCGCTGACGCGGAAGCAGGTGCGGGAGTCGATCTACCGGCTGCTCGCCGCGATGAATCTCCCGGTCACCGCATGGCAGGACGGCGGGGTAGCCAAGGCGATCATCTCCGTCGTCGCGGCCATCTTCGCCGGATTCACCGAGGTCATCGCCCTCGCCATCCGCGCGAACTTCCTCGACACCGCCGAGGGCATCTGGCTGACGCTCCTCGCCTACTACGTTTACGGCGTCCAGCGCATCGAGGCGACGTTCGCCTCGGGCGAGGTGCAGCTCGTCAACGCGGGCGGCGGGATCTTCGAGTTCGAGCCGGGCGAGTTCATCTGCAAGCACGCCGTCTCCGGCCAGCAGTACACGAACGTTGCGTTCTTCAGGCTCGAGGCCGGGCAGACCCTCACCGTCGCGATCCGAGCCCTCGAGGCGGGCTCCCGTAGCTCAGCGACGCCGGGACAGATCAACGTGCTCGTCACGACCATGCGCGGCGTCACGTGCTCGAACCCCGCGCCGGTCGTCGGGCGCGACGGGGAGACGGATCCCGAGCTGCGGGAGCGCTGCCGTGACTCGCTCGGAGCGCTCAGCCCCAACGGGCCGGAGGCCGCCTACATCTACTGGGCCAAGAGCGCGCGCCGGGCAGACGGCCAGCCCGTGAACGTCAACCGCGTGTGGGTGAGCAAGGCGAGCTCCGTCGGGCATGTGACGGTCTACGTCGCCAGCCCAAGCGGCGCGGTGCCTGGCACGATCGGCGACGACTCCACGGATCTTGGCGCGGTTGACAAGGCGATCCGGTCGAAGGTCGTTCCGCTCGGCGTGACGTGCACGGTCGCGAGCGCGGTACCGCGACCGATACCGGTCACAGGAACGGCGTGGGTGCAGGCCGCCGCGAACGTGAGCAACGACGAGTGGCAGGACATATTCAACGCACAGATCCGCATTTACCTCTCAGAGGCGCCGATCGGCGGGTACGTGCTTTCGTCGCCACCGGGGCATGTCTTCCGCAACGCCATCATCGGCACAGTCGAAGGCACCTCGAAGTTTGTCATCAAATTCGACCCAACTCTCCCAGAGGACACGACGATTGCCGAGGGCGAGGTGCCAGTGGAAACCACGAACACGATCGTCGTACAGCAGGTGTGAAGATGGCCTCACATGCATGTACCAACGTGTCGACTATCTTCGGAGAGGAAGACCACGCACCTCGATCCTGTGGCGCAGTAGCCGGGGCCGTGGGATATGCATGTGGTGGACGTAACGTCAGAAATCCACCACCTGATGCTGTAACCTCTGTCGAACCCGTCGCAGTCCTCGAAGATGCCCTCCGGCGTCTCGCACCGCACCGGGATATACTGCACGCAGGCGCGGTCCTGGCACAGACCTGGGGAATCCCCTCAAATAATACCGAAGATCTCGCGGAAGACGGCGTGCTCCCGGACGATGCGGTCAAAGGCAATCATGAGGGGCCGAAGCCAGTCCTCGCGCAAGGTGGGAAGGCAGTCGTACCAGTAGAGCCCCTGGCGATAGAGCGAGTGTGTGCGGCGCTTGACCGTATTGACCTTTAGGTATCGATCGAGACCGGCTTCCTCGCTCGCAGCGCCGAGCAGCGTCAAGAGCGCATGGGCGATAGCCGCGAGCAGCAGCAGCCGATCGCGCCGCCCGGCGTTGCGGATGTGCGTGGCGGAGAGGCCCATCCCGAAGTGGTTGTCCTTGATGTCTCGAAACGTCTCCTCGATCGTGAACCTCTTGCCGTAGAGCTTGACGATGTCGCCCGCCTTGCGATCCGAAAGCGTTGTGGCCAGACACCACGCCTCCTTCATCTTCGGTGCGTGAACAAGGACGATGGCTGGAACCTTTGCGCGGTCGTCGGTGACGCGCACATCGCGCAGCATCGTGGCGCGGCGGCTCGCGGGCACCCAGGCGTCGGCGGGCCTCGCTTCCCCGACCGCGTTCTCGACGACGATACAACCGCGGAAACGGATGACGAAGTTCCAGCCGATGAACTCCAAAAAGTCGTAGAGCTTGCGATCGCCGAAGCCCCGGTCGGCGAGCAGAACGACCTCGACCGTCTCGTCGATGGCGCCGTGAAGCCACTCGATGAGCTCGTATTCGTGGTCCTTCTGGGTACCTTTTAACGCGGACTTCTTTACCGTCTTCCATGCCAGCGGCGTCGCACGACCATGCCGCGTCACAAGGTAGGCGCAGAGCGTCGTGTGGTCGTCCTTCTCGAAGTCCGTCCAGTCCAATGCGACCACAATCTCTTTGCGGACCCCGATCACGAACTGTACCCACGACCTCAGGGAATGAAACACGTCGATGCCGGTATTGCTCAGCAGCCGGTCGACCTGCTTGACCCCACTCTTCGGTTTGATGTTGGCGACCTTCGCATACGCTTGGCCGATGGCATGGATGGCCAGCACCGCCGCCTGCAGGACGCCAACGACGCCGTTCGCGAGCGACAGGACGCGCATCGCGTGCAGGTCATCGCCGAACAAATTCTCGACGAAGGCCTGGATGTACTTCTGGTCGATTTTCGGACGGATGGTCTGCTTAGGCGGCGCAGACGCGGAGCCATGTGCGGCAGGCTTGTGCGCGTCCTTCGCGAGAGTCGTCATGATGTCGCTCGAACCAACGGCGCATGCGGTAAGCTCGCTGGTCGCCTCCTACCAATGTATATTCCGACCAGCGACGACGATTTCTCACTCGCATGACGCAACTCTTCGCTTCGACGTCCATGAAGCTCAGGGGTTCGATGGTCATGTCGCCAATGATCGTACATGTGCCTACCGTGGAGTGATTCGATGTGACCATCAATTCGCCAGATTTCGCTGCGATAATGAGGGGATCCCTCAGGGCACAGACCCGTGGAGCACGCCGTCCCCGTCGCGAGCGGCTCGTGGATCGGGCCGGTCGCTGCGCACGCATCGGCGGTGCACTCGTTGCCATCGTCCGGAAGATCGTCGGGGGCAGGGACGGCAAGCTCGCCGCCGGAACCGTCGCATCGCAGCTCGCGACAGTCGCCGAGGGTCTGCTCGGCGAGGGGGCCCGCCGGTACGAGCTCCCGGCCGCACACGCCGTCCTCGCAGGTTCGCCACGCGCACGCGCCATCCAGCCCCGGGCAGTCCGCGGGCGTCGAGCATTCCGGCTCAGCGCCGCCGCTTCCACCGGATCCGCCCTGCCCGCCGATCCCGCTCGCCCCGGTGCCTCCGGAGCCGGCCTCTCCTGCCCCTCCGTCGCCCGAGGACGAGCCCGACGAGGTGGCCGAGCTATATCCCCCGCCCCCCTGCCCTCCGCAGCCGTCGCAGGGCCCGTAACCGCTCCCGTCGGGCAGGCAGGTCTGGATGCCGTTCGGCGCTCCCCCCGGGCAGTCGCAGGCGATCTGGCGGCCGGGTTTGCAGGCTCCCGAGCCGCCCGTCGAGGAGCTCGTCTCCGCGTGGTCGGGGGGCGGCGTCCAGAAGAGCTGCTCCTCGTCTGGAGTGCACCCAGAGATCACCACGGCGAGCACGATGCCCGGCACTGCCTCGCGCATGTCCCCGCAGCCTACGCAATGGCCAACCGGCGTCAACGCCACCTGGAGGCGACGTCATGGCGAGGCTGAGCTTCCGCGAGACGCTCCGCCGCTACGTGCCTCCCTGGCTGTCGGACCGGCCCGGTAGAACGGTCGGGTTCCGCGTCCTCTACGCGATCGCTTCCGTCCTCGATGCAGGCGCGGAGGTGCTCGTGCAGGGGCTCCAGGCGCGCTTCCCCGGCCTCGGGACGCCGACGGCGCTCCCGTACATCGGCCGGGACCGGCGGATCGTCCGCGGCCCCCAGGAGAGCGATGCCGCGTACGGCGCGCGGCTCGTTCGATGGCTCGACTACTGGCGCGCCGCAGGCAACGCGTACGTGCTCGCGCTGGCCTTGCAGAGCTTCTTGTACCCAGGGCATCCCAGGATCCGGATCGTGACCCGCTCGGGTGTCTGGTACACGCTCGAGCCTTCCGGCGAGCTCCTCTGGCATCGAGCAGAGCCGAGCAACTGGGACTGGGACTCGCTCACCCACCCGGAGCGCGCGGGCAACTGGTCCGAATTCTGGGTCATCGCCTACCCGCCCCACTACGAGTCCGACGGCAACTGGGGCGACGGCGCCTCGACCTGGGGGCCAGGCGACACGTTCGGCGTGCGCACCGCGACCAGCAACATCGCCGCCATCAAGTCGATCATTCAGCAGTGGAAGGGCGCGCACACGAGCTGCGCAATGTTCATCCTCGCCTACGACCCGTCGAGCTTCGACCCGGCATCGCCGCCGGGTGCTCCGGGAATGCCGGACGGTCGGTGGGGCCACTGGTCCAAGGACGACGGCGCGGGCGGGCTCGTGAAGTCCAGGCGCGAAGACGCGCGTTACGTGGAGGTCTGAGCATGGCTCATTACAGCGGGCAAGAGCGCTTTCCGGCGTCATTCGAGACGGTGAACGATGGGTCCGGGCGCGACGCGGCAGGCGTCAACGTCGGGCTCGAGGCGCTCGCTGATCGCACGCTCTTCCTGCGCAACGTCGGATTCCGTCGGGTGGCGTTCTGGTCATACGATAATCAGAGCAGCTTCCGCTCGTGGGCATTCAACAGCACCACCTACAGCCCCAACGTCACGTTTCCCAACGATTGGGTCGTGACGGTCCCCAACACCCGCGTGGGCGACATCATCATGGTCGATGCTTCTGCGTTCCTCAACGCCGACGCGACGTTCGCGTTCTGGAAGATCGGCGCGACGGACAACTTCACCGGAGGCGGGACGGAGGTGTTGACCCCTGGCCTGGTACGGCTCGGCGGTGGAGCTCAGATGTGGGCCACGTTCACCACGCTCCACACCGTTGCCGTCGCCGGGACCACGCGGCTCCGGTTGCTGGGACGCTACGAGGGCAGCCTCAACGCCGGGTTCTCAGCCGCTGCGAGCGGCGTGCTGCGTGCGGCCCTCTTTCGCTCGAGTGGGAGCGCGGAGTGACCATGCTCAGCTGGATCGACACGCTGTTCTTCGGCGTCCGCCGCATCCTCGCTGCGGGCGTCGAGCTACCAGAGCGGCCGGCGCTCAACTTCGTCGGCGCGGTCTGCACCGACAACCCCGCCGAGAACCGGACCGACGTGTTCATCCCGGGGATCTGGCAGGTCAGCCCCATCGTGACGAGCACCTACACGGCCCGGCCGGGCGAGCTCGTCAAAATCAACCTGAACGACCCGGTGGCCATCACGCTTCCGTCGGCCCTGGGGAACGTCGGTGCGGCGATCCTGATCAAGGAGGTCGTCGGAGGGAGCAGGACGCTGACTCTCGCCGCGGGGCCAGGGCAGACCATCGAGGGCGCTCCCACGTTCAGCCACAGCGGCCCGTGGGCGTGCCTCCGGCTGATGAGCGACGGCTCCGGCTGGCTCGTTGTCGGCTCCTACGAGGGGCCGCCCCCCTCATGAACGCCGAGCCTCCCCCTGCGGGGCCTTCCCCTGCGGGGCCCCACCGGAGGGGCGAGGCGGGCGAGGCCGACGAGAACGAGCCCGCGACGGGCGACGGGTCCGCGTCGGGCGGCGTACCCCGCCCGAGGAGACGCCGATCGTCATCGAGCGGAGCTCGTCGAGGGGCGCGCGAGCGCTCGCCGGCCCGGCAGGAGCCGCGCTGCAGGGCTGCGAGCTGATCCGGTAGGTATCTATCACTGCTTTCGAACCAACCCTCTCCGATTGCGCAGCCTCTGGCCTTCAACGCCACTGAAACGCGTTCTTCATAGAATCGTACCATCTACGTAAGCGGAAGATCTGTAGGGTGGCCCTCCGCGGCGCGGCGCATTCCGCCGACATCCGTCTCGCTGGATCGCACAACAGCCGCGCTGATCGATCCGTGAACTTAGAAGGGAGTAAGACCATGAGGGCCATTTCCGTATTGCTTGGCGTGAACCTCTTTGCCCTCGTCGCATGTGGCGGCGAGCTAACAGGCGACGAAGATCCCTTAGAGCGCCTAACAAAACCCGGCCTGGATATGGCAGAGGCAGATCAGGCACACGGCGAGCTGGAGGAACGCTCGGTGAATATCGGCACGGCGTTCATACCGCACAGTCAAGCGCCGAAAGCGGCGGAGCCATGCGATCGTCCGTTCGACGACCCAGCGGTAACGGCCGAGCTTCTCCGACGACTCGATGCCCTTGCGAGCGATGCGGGGCACGATGTGGCGCAGATGGCAAGCCAAGCGCAGGGCCGGGTCGTCGTAGGCCTTATCGGCGTGCAGTTTCTTGGGGCGGCGCCGCGGTCGGCCGCAAGGCCGCGCGATCGTCGGTACCGCATCCACCATAGGCGTGAACATCTTCGAGTCATGGACGTTCGCCGGCGTCATCTCGACGGCGAGCAGGATACCATTCTGATCGACCAAAATGTGATATTTCGTGCCCGGCCGGCCGCGATCTGTGGGGTTCGGGCCAGTCTCTTCACCCCCCTTTTTGCCGGAACCAGCGAGGCATCCAGCGCAGCACGCTCCCAGTTGATCTTGTCGGCCCCGCCGAGCTCATCCAGCAATGCCTTGTGGAGCTGACCCCAGACGCCAGCCTGCTGCCAGTCGCGCAACCGGCGCCAGCACGTCATGCCGCTGCAGCCGAGCTCTTGCGGGAGATATTCCCAAGGAATCCCCGTTTTCAGCACGAACAAGATCCCCGTCAGGGCGATTCGATCAGGCGTGCGCGGCCGGCCGCCCTGCGGCTTCGGCTCCGCCTTCGGCAATAGAGGTTCGATTCGCTCCCAGAGTTCGTCCGGCACCAACAGCTTGCCCACGCGTGCAATCTAATGCGCGTACCGTTTGTCTCAAGCGAGCGGGCGCTCGAGCGAGGTCGGCGGGCTATTGTTAGGCGCTCTTAGACGAGCTTGAGAGGGACTTCGGCGGCCCCGATGGGGTAATGGATCTCTTCGAGAACGGCAGCGAGGATGAGATCCGCAGCACCCTCGAGGAGTACGGCATCGGCTATGCGGTTCAGGAGCTCATCAGCGACTGCCCGCAATACTTTCCCTCCGGCGATCGCAACATGTGGCATTCTTTCGATGGGGAACACTACTATATCGACGGCTCCGGCCGGCCCCACAGGGCGTATGCGTATCTGCCGCCCATTGCTGCCGCGCCGCGCCGGGAAACATGCCAGGGGAACGTGGGGAGGTGGGGCGACGCCGAGAATCCCGCCAACGACTACGATGGCGGTCACCTGATCGGCTCGCAGCTGGGCGGCTGGGGAGGACGGGCCAACCTCGTGCCCCAGGACGCGAACTTCAATCGCGGCAACTGGGTGGCGCTGGAGAACAAGATGGCGCTTTGCGGCTCGTTGCCCAGCGGGCGCATGCGCTACTTCATCGGCGCGAACTACCCGAACAGCAGCGCTCTCATCCCGAATAACATGACCATGGAGATCACCAACCGCTCCACGGGGAGCAGCGTCTTCATGTCGTTCTCGAACACAGACGGAGGCGGCTCCAGCGGCACGAGCGAGAAGAACCGCGGGATATCGTTCCTCGACAGCAATGGCTGCCGGTAGGGCTGCAGCCGTAGTGATCGGCTGACGGGTTGACGGTACCCGATACAGCGACTAGGCCGGCGGAGTCTGGGCCGGCGATGTTACAGCCGAGCCATCGTTGCTCGTTGACAGATCAGCATGACCGGTGGAGCATGCCGTCGCGGGTGGCGTCACACGAGCGTGCCCCATCAGCCCGCCCCTCGGGAGCGGTCGCTTCAGAAATTCATCCAGCTTGTCCCAATGTCTTCTTAGCTGGCGACGGATCCCGTTGTCGTTCATAGAACGCGCAGAACGATACGCATACGACACAAAGTTCTTACCACCGAGATGCGTATAGCGCTCATACAGCACGCCCCGGAATACCTTCTTATTGGATACATGGCGAGCCGCGGAGAGACGAGACCGCCACACGCGCTTTCTCATCTTGCGATAGAACCGAGAAATAGAACTCGGCCTAATTCGCACGTGCTCACCATCAAACGAGAATCCAAGGTATTGCATCGGAAAGTGCGAGCCACGCGTCGGATGCAGCGCGACTAGGCGCGACGACACCGTGAACACAATATCTTCACTTTTATCTCTATTTAATTTCAGCTTATGTGCGTCCAGCAGATCTCCAAGCTTACGCTCGACCGAAAGCTTATGGCATGGGGGGCACACAATCAGAATATCGTCGCAGTAACGGCGGTAAAACCCATCAACACCCGACACGACCTTGTTAAGTTCCTCATCCAGTTCCAGCAGATAAACGTTCGACAGAAGCGCGCTGATCGGAGACCCCTGTGGAATCCCAAACTTGTCCCTGTTGACGATGATGCCTCTCGGTTCGCCTGCCCGTGTCGAGCCACTTTGGCGCACAATCGCACGGAACTGCTCAGGTGAACAGATGCGCCGACTCCGCCGCCTCCCCTTCCTTGGAACGTTGAAGTGGGAATGCATCCAGTTGCGATCAACCTTCGCATACGTGGTCAAAGACCTGTACACAGCATAGTGATCGTCAGGGAGCCTAGGTTCGCCAAGAACAGTGCACCACCGTCGCTTCAGCAAGCCATGATCGATGGTATCAAAGTAACTTTTTAGATCTCTACATAGCGCAACACATGCGCCAGTTTGGCGAATGCGCTCGAACGCCTCCTTGGCAAATTCGACGTTCGACTTGCCAGTGGTGCGATACGCGAGCACAACATCGCCGAGCCCCCTACGCGTGAGCTCACGCTCATAGCCCTCGCTGAGGAGCACGGCATAATAGGCATACACATGCGAATCTACGTGAGATGCATACGCCACCGGTCGCCGCTTCGGATCTTTCCTTTGGCGGGTATCCCAATCAAACCTTTGTTCGACGCGCTCATACGCGACAAACGGCCAAAAGGAATGTCTTGCTACTCGCGCGGGATCCGTAACGAGAGCCGTTGCTTTTGCTTCGCTGATAGGTTGGTCAAAGTGCGGGTATCCACGAACTCTATACCAACCCATGACTTCTCCTTTGACACAGCCCAAGGCGGGACTGGCGGCATCCACACGCAGAGCCTTGGGCCAAGCACAGCTCAACCTTGCGGCCAAGCCGCTAATGCGTTTCGCTTTCGCTAGCGCATCCGCCGGTACACTGTGGTTATATTACCACTGGAGTCCTCGTGAACATCAACCTGAACCTGACCATCATCCTGGCCGCGGTGTTTGACATCCCCGAATACGTCCGACCTCCCGGCCAACTTCACCGAGAGCGCGACAGAAGATATTCATCGGCGAGATGGCGGCAAGGGGCCATCCCGGCAGAAAGTTCCGGAGGGCACGACATGACTGTCAGGGAGGCAGCAGCAAACCCGGGTGTCCAGGCACAGTCGCGGCCTGATATTTGCATGCTCCGGTGCAGAGGCCCACAGCGCGCTGGCATCGCTCGATTGAAGAGGGACCACTGGCGACCTTGATGACCGCGAGCCGGTGGGCCGCGGCCAGCCGCGGCGAGGCAGAGCAAGGTTATATAAGTGCGAGCCGGTGCCACGCCGGCGACGACCACGTGGCATGCTCGACTACAGCTCGATCCGATCCTTCCGTGCGCCGTCGCTGGAATGCGCGATCGGCCCCTTGGTCTCTCGCTCGAGCTCTGGTTCGTCGAGGGGAGCTCGGCGGCGCGCTGTGGCTGTTCTGCGACCCCTACCTCTGCGAGGCCGGCGGTGGGCGAGGAGCTCCCTGGCGTCGCTGACGACGGCGGTGCGGCGGATCCAGCGGTCCAGCTCGGCGAGCGCGGCACTCGTGCACTCGTGAAGATGCGCTCCCGCTCTGCCGCGGGTACGGATGCGGCCGGCCCTATGGTCGCCGCGCCGCATCGTCGAATGTCTATGCTTCCGGAGGAAAAATGGGCGGGTTGAGCGTTCCTCCGCCCGCAAGCTCCACCTTGTCTGCCACCATCCTCTTGATGAATCGCCCTGCGTCCTCAATCGCAGCCGCCCAGTCCACCTGTTTCAGGCGCACACTGTCGTCATACTGGAATCCAAGCACGTCAACGGCCACGGACCACGTGAAGCCATCTGGATCCGGACGCACGTCACTGATCCGGAGTGTGATGGTTCGAGGCGAGCTCCCGTCCGCGGGTGTAAATGTCGTGGTGAGCTCCAGCATTGGTCCTCCTAGCACTTTCGGTCACAATCCCTGAGGCACGAGGAATACTCGTCGTTGCACTTCTTGCGACAGCTTTGAGTGCGGTCATACTTGTTGCAGTCTTCGTGGCATCGATCATGAATTCTGTCACACTTCTCCTTACATGCCTCTTTGCAGTCGGACGACCTTGAGCCTGTCCCCCACTCGCAAGAGCCGCAAGACTGCGCTTCGGAGCTCTTCCCGACTCCGTAGGCCATCTCGCAATAGTCCTTGGCTTCGTCGAGTGACGCATGCTTGCCCTGGTACAGGGTCGTGCAGGTAGATGTGCTTCCCCTACAGATGCTCGACCCAGCTTTCCATGTGACCGTACACGTCACCGTTTGCGAGGCGCACAGATCGTAGGAACCGTAGTCACCGTCGGTGCTTTGCGGCTTCCGCGGCACGTTACCGAAGCCTCCTGCCCCCGTCGGGTAGATGATGCCGCCGCCGGCACCGCTCGTTTCATCGCCAGGAAGCCAGCACTCACCGACGTCGAAATTGCAAGCAACAAGACCAGCGAAAAGACCGACGAGCAGGACCGCAAAAGCTCTGTTCATTTCGACTCTCCCCCAAATCTCCAAACAGGCCCAGCAGCGACCATCGCCACCCAGCTACCATGAAGCACGCGACTATCTCCACCAGCCCAATCCAGGTTGGCGCTCACGGATACGCCCAGGGGCTCGGAGAAGTACCAGTCGGTCTGTGCGTGACCGCCCGGAGCAACCCCCACCACTCGGTTGCAGCTCATGGGGCTGCACACCGGCATCGAGTAGATCGACACGGACGGTCCGAGGCTCGCCTTGCCCGTCTTCCAGGCGTACACGAGGGCGACTGCTGTTCGATCGTAGATCCCGACGCGAGTGCCAGGAACGACGCTGAACATGTTTTGGAGCTCGATCTGGAAATCCTTCTCTCGGCGCCAGAGCAACCCGCCGAAGGGGCTCAGCGCGAGCCTCGGGCCGGTCCCGATCTGGAACCCGCCCACGCTCACGCCATCGCTGAGCTCGAGCGCCCTTGCCGGCGCCGGAACGACGACGAGCGCACAGGCACAGACGCACAGCACAAGCGCCCTCGCCTGCCTCTTCGGCCCGTGGCCCATGCTTCACCCCCATGGGCACCGTCCTGCTGCTGGAAGCCGGCGTCAACCGGTAATCCAGGACCCAATTATGTCCGCGCTGTCACCGCGCCTACGGCGAGCCGTGCGCTGGCCCGGAGGGGCTCCAACCAGTGCTTACGAGCGTCGTCCTGGGTTCGTTTGTCTCCGTGTGACCTCCGTGTGCCCCGACGTCGGGGCACGAGACTCCACGAGAGGGCACGAGAGGGTACGGGAGGAATCGAGCGCTCGATGGCCTCTGACACCGCTCCGACGCGTCTGACGCGGCGTCTACCGTGTCTCTCGCGCATGCTGGTCATCGGTTCAGCTCCGGGTTCGATTCCCGGCGCCTCCACTCAGAAGCAGCCGTGTTCTTTGTCAAGCAGCAACTTGCCAGGGCCGTGCTGCTTTCGCCATCGCGTTGAGGATGGTCAGCAGCTTGTGCATGCATGCCGTCATGGCGACCTTGTACGGCTTACCGGCAGCGCGTAGCCGGTCGTAGAAGGCGCGAATGACGGGGTTGCATCGCACAGCGGTGACGCTGGCCATGTAGAGCATCGAGCGCACGGAGGCGCGTCCGCCCCAGATCGCTCGCCGTCCCTTGACCTTGCCGCTGTCGCGGTTGAATGGGGCCACGCCCACGAGCGCCGCGACCTGCTTGCGGTTGAGCGTTCCCAGCTCAGGCAGGTCGAGCAGCAGCGTGCGTGAGGTCCCCGGCCTGAGGGATCCCCTCATTATCGCAGCGAAATCTGGCGAATTGATGGTCACATCGAATCACTCCACGGTAGGCACATGTACGATCATTGGCGACATGACCATCGAACCCCTGAGCTTCATGGACGTCGAAGCGAAGAGTTGCGTCATGCGAGTGAGAAATCGTCGTCGCTGGTCGGAATATACATTGGTAGGAGGCGACCAGCGAGCTTACCGCATGCGCCGTTGGTTCGAGCGACATCATGACGACTCTCGCGAAGGACGCGCACAAGCCTGCCGCACATGGCTCCGCGTCTGCGCCGCCTAAGCAGACCATCCGTCCGAAAATCGACCAGAAGTACATCCAGGCCTTCGTCGAGAATTTGTTCGGCGATGACCTGCTGTTACTGAGCACCGTTGTTGATGCCAACGGTGCGCTTGTCGATCCAGCTCTTTGACGGCGGGGCGGCCGGCCTACCGCAGCGTGCCATCGCAGAGGCGGATCATGCTCGATGGCGGCGTTGCCTGGGGGCGGCAAGCCGTCAGGGCGCTCACCGAGTACGCATTACGTCGAGCGCGACAAAATTCTCAGCGTAGCTCCTGCTGAAGCGACAGCGGCGGCGAGTGGTGGCTCCTACGCCCCAGCGGGCATGGTGCATTCCGTTCACCCATCTAAAATTACCAGCACGACTCCTCGCCCGTCCGCATAGCGAACGGGGTAGGTCAGCGGCTGGAGCGGAGCATCGGCGCGGTGCCGGCCACAAAATAGGCGACGGGAGGAGCTCGTTTGGCGGCGTGCCCCCTCCCGTCGTGCTCCGAATCGCTTGAAAGAGCGGAGCCCTCAACAGATCGTCCATCTGGACCTCGATGTCAAAGGCTGGATCGCGTCACCGCCCACCGTAGAGCGCGCGCGGCCAGCTCGCTGCCCTCGTTGCGGCGCGGCGGGATGCCCGCTGGGGGGCACGTTAGGGCTGTGGGGCCACGGGACGCGGTCGCGGCAGGTGCGCGGGCCGCTCGCCGCTGGCGAGCGCGGCGGGCTCGTCACGATCGAGGCGCGCCGCTATCGGTGCCGCCGCTGCAACGCCACGATCACGGTCGTGCCGCGGGGCGTCGCAGCGCGACGGCACTTCGCCGCAACGGCGATCGGTCTGGCTCCTGAGGGATCCCCTCATTATCGCAGCGAAATCTGGCGAATTGATGGTCACATCGAATCACTCCACGGTAGGCACATGTACGATCATTGGCGACATGACCATCGAACCCCTGAGCTTCATGGACGTCGAAGCGAAGAGTTGCGTCATGCGAGTGAGAAATCGTCGTCGCTGGTCGGAATATACATTGGTAGGAGGCGACCAGCGAGCTTACCGCATGCGCCGTTGGTTCGAGCGACATCATGACGACTCTCGCGAAGGACGCGCACAAGCCTGCCGCACATGGCTCCGCGTCTGCGCCGCCTAAGCAGACCATCCGTCCGAAAATCGACCAGAAGTACATCCAGGCCTTCGTCGAGAATTTGTTCGGCGATGACCTGCACGCGATGCGCGTCCTGTCGCTCGCGAACGGCGTCGTTGGCGTCCTGCAGGCGGCGGTGCTGGCCATCCATGCCATCGGCCAAGCGTATGCGAAGGTCGCCAACATCAAACCGAAGAGTGGGGTCAAGCAGGTCGACCGGCTGCTGAGCAATACCGGCATCGACGTGTTTCATTCCCTGAGGTCGTGGGTACAGTTCGTGATCGGGGTCCGCAAAGAGATTGTGGTCGCATTGGACTGGACGGACTTCGAGAAGGACGACCACACGACGCTCTGCGCCTACCTTGTGACGCGGCATGGTCGTGCGACGCCGCTGGCATGGAAGACGGTAAAGAAGTCCGCGTTAAAAGGTACCCAGAAGGACCACGAATACGAGCTCATCGAGTGGCTTCACGGCGCCATCGACGAGACGGTCGAGGTCGTTCTGCTCGCCGACCGGGGCTTCGGCGATCGCAAGCTCTACGACTTTTTGGAGTTCATCGGCTGGAACTTCGTCATCCGTTTCCGCGGTTGTATCGTCGTCGAGAACGCGGTCGGGGAAGCGAGGCCCGCCGACGCCTGGGTGCCCGCGAGCCGCCGCGCCACGATGCTGCGCGATGTGCGCGTCACCGACGACCGCGCAAAGGTTCCAGCCATCGTCCTTGTTCACGCACCGAAGATGAAGGAGGCGTGGTGTCTGGCCACAACGCTTTCGGATCGCAAGGCGGGCGACATCGTCAAGCTCTACGGCAAGAGGTTCACGATCGAGGAGACGTTTCGAGACATCAAGGACAACCACTTCGGGATGGGCCTCTCCGCCACGCACATCCGCAACGCCGGGCGGCGCGATCGGCTGCTGCTGCTCGCGGCTATCGCCCATGCGCTCTTGACGCTGCTCGGCGCTGCGAGCGAGGAAGCCGGTCTCGATCGATACCTAAAGGTCAATACGGTCAAGCGCCGCACACACTCGCTCTATCGCCAGGGGCTCTACTGGTACGACTGCCTTCCCACCTTGCGCGAGGACTGGCTTCGGCCCCTCATGATTGCCTTTGACCGCATCGTCCGGGAGCACGCCGTCTTCCGCGAGATCTTCGGTATTATTTGAGGGGATTCCCCAGGTCTGGCTCTTCTGCTCGTCGGCACTGCCGGTGCAGCGCTCATCGAGGTGCGGCGGCGTGTCAGCCCCTGGTCTGCCAGCTTCGATGCCGACAGCTGGGCGACCGTGCGGCGCTGGTTATGCGCCATCGACCAGAAGCGCCTCTTTCCGTCGGTCCGCCCCAGTCCCCTCGCTTCTTCGCTGCGGCAGCGAGCCGAGCGGGCCGCGATGACGCTCGTCGCGATGGCGCCATTTGCCGCCGACGTCCCCGAGGCCGCCGTCATGGCCGGCGCCGCGCGGGCTGCGTGATGGCGAGCGGCGTGCTTGCCGGGCTCATGTCGGGCCCCACCCGGTTGGATCCTCGGTCGGCGGAGCGCCTTGCGCTTGGATGGCTGTGCGGCCGGTGCGGTGTCACCGGCGCGGAAAGGACACGACGTGCAAGACCCCCTCAAGCCCAAGGACCACGCGGAAGCGGTGGCGCTCTATCGCAGTGAGATCATCGGCTCGCTCATGCACCGCGAGCTCGATCGCGGAGAGCTCGCCGAAGCGCTCGCCGACCTGAGCAAGCAGCGGTTTCGCCCCCCGCGCGCCCATTCTCCGCGCTCCTACTCGGTCCCCACGCTCGAGCGCTGGTACTACGCGTACAAGACCGAAGGCCTCGAAGGCCTGCGCCCCAAGTCCCGCAAGGACAAGGGGCGGGCGCGAGAGCTCACCCCCGAGCAACGGCAGATGCTGCTCGACATTCGAGAAGAGCACCCGAGCGCCTCGGTCTCGCTCATCCTCGACACCCTGATCGCGGCGGGTCGCATCGACAAGGGCGCCATCTCCGCCACCACGGTGCGACGCCTGTACGCCGAGCACCACCTCGATCGCGTCGCGCTGCGCGAGCGCACGGGCGGCAAGGTGCGGCTGCGCTGGCAGGCCGAGCGCCCCGGCGCTCTTTGGCACGGCGACGTGTGTCACGCGGCACCGATCCTCGTTGACGGCCGCCCGGCGCCGGTGCGGATCCACGCGCTGCTCGACGACGCCTCCCGGTACATTCTCGCGATCGAAGCGATGAGCGCCGAGCGGGAGGTCGACATGCTGGCGCTCTTCATCCGGGCGCTGCGCAAGCACGGCGCTCCCGACGCCCTCTACCTGGACAACGGCTCGACCTACCGCGGGCACACCTTGCATCTTGCGTGCGAGCGACTCGGCACCACCCTGATCCACGCCCGCCCCTACGACGCCCCTGCACGCGGCAAGATGGAGCGCTTCTGGAGGACGTTGCGAGAGAGGTGCGTGGACTTCACCGGCGCGCTCGGCTCGCTGCACGACCTCAACGTCCGGCTCTACGCCTGGGTCGACGAGCACTACCACCGCACACCGCACGCGGCGCTCTTCGGCAAATCCCCCGCGCAGGTCTACGAGGAGTATCCCCACGTCACCGACGGCCTCGACGAGCGAAAGCTCCGCGACGCGCTCACGACCCAGGCCCGCCGGCGCGTCCGGCGTGATAGCACGCTCTCGATGGATGGGGAGGACTGGGAGACCGATCTTGGCTTCCTCGCCGGCCACCTCGTCACGGTATCGCGGTGCCTCGTCACGCCGAACGAGCCGCCCTGGATCGAACACGAGGGCAAACGCTTCGCGCTGCACCGAGTCGACCCGGTGAAGAACGCCCGTCGCGCGAGGCCGGCCTGCAACCTCGATGTCGCGCACGAGGCACGCGTCCCCTTCGACCCGCCGAAAGCGCTCCTGGACAAGGCGCTCGGCCGAACGCCCCGCGGTGACGAGGAGGGATGACCATGGACTTCTGCAGCTACTTCAGCTTTACCGCAGAGCCATTCTCCAAGGAGATCGAAGACGGCGAGCTCTGGCTTCCTCCGTCCAAGCAGATGCTGCTCGAGATGCTCATCGAAGCGGTGCACGCCAGAAAGAGCGTGCTCCTCGCCGGTGACCCCGGCGTTGGCAAGACGTGCCTTCTCCGCGCGCTCCGTCATGCCCTTTCGCCGCAGACGTTTCGCTTGACCTACTGCGCGAACGTGACGCTTGGACGCCGGGATTTCTATCGCCAGCTCTGTCTGGCGCTCGGCCTCGCTCGGTGCAGCACCGCTGGAGACGTCTTCTACGCGGTCAGCACGCACGTCGAGGAACTCGCGAGGGAGCGCGTATTCCCGGTCTTCGTCCTCGATGAAGCCCACCTACTTCATCAGGACACGCTCGACCATCTTCACATTCTCCTCAATTACGCCTGGGATAGCCGCGCATTGCTTTCGCTCGTGTTGCTTGGCTTGCCCGAGCTCGGCGAGCGGCTCCGCGTGCGGCGCAATCGCTCCCTGTATTCGCGCCTCCACTACCGACTGACCATCGACCCGCTCACGCCGGACGATACGGCCGACTATCTGCGTGTACGTCTCAGCCGAGTCGGCTGCGCGAAAGAGCTCTTCACGTCGGACGCGATCGCGATGTTGCACGAGGCGGCCGCCGGCAGCCTGCGCGACACCGACCGACTCGCCACGGCCGCGCTCCGCGCCGCTGCGCGTAAAAAGCGCAAGCTCGTTGAGCGCGATGTCCTGAGCCGTATCCTGCAATTGGACGCAGAGGAGGGCGGATGAACCCAGCCTCCCTGGCCGAGGAGGACACGCGGCGGGTCGACGACGAGCGCAGCGCAGCCGCCGCCCTCGTCGTTGCCCTCGCGCTCGCCCGCGACGCGCTCCTCGCGAACTACCCGGACGACCCCGATCCGCTGTGCCCTCGCACCTACGCCGTCGACGTCGTGCTCCACCACATCGACGGGCTGAGCGACGCCCTCACTCGCCACCGCGCCGTCCTCGACGGCGACGATCGCCTCCCCACCCACATCGACTGAGAACGTCGGCGCCCCGCGACCGCCGAAGTGCCCCGGCGCCTCCCCTCGCTGCCATCGCGGCGAGCGGAGATCCGGGTCGACGATGGCCATCACGGAGCCGGATCTTCCGGCCATCAAATAGCTCGCTCGGTAACACCTGCACGCGATGCGCGTCCTGTCGCTCGCGAACGGCGTCGTTGGCGTCCTGCAGGCGGCGGTGCTGGCCATCCATGCCATCGGCCAAGCGTATGCGAAGGTCGCCAACATCAAACCGAAGAGTGGGGTCAAGCAGGTCGACCGGCTGCTGAGCAATACCGGCATCGACGTGTTTCATTCCCTGAGGTCGTGGGTACAGTTCGTGATCGGGGTCCGCAAAGAGATTGTGGTCGCATTGGACTGGACGGACTTCGAGAAGGACGACCACACGACGCTCTGCGCCTACCTTGTGACGCGGCATGGTCGTGCGACGCCGCTGGCATGGAAGACGGTAAAGAAGTCCGCGTTAAAAGGTACCCAGAAGGACCACGAATACGAGCTCATCGAGTGGCTTCACGGCGCCATCGACGAGACGGTCGAGGTCGTTCTGCTCGCCGACCGGGGCTTCGGCGATCGCAAGCTCTACGACTTTTTGGAGTTCATCGGCTGGAACTTCGTCATCCGTTTCCGCGGTTGTATCGTCGTCGAGAACGCGGTCGGGGAAGCGAGGCCCGCCGACGCCTGGGTGCCCGCGAGCCGCCGCGCCACGATGCTGCGCGATGTGCGCGTCACCGACGACCGCGCAAAGGTTCCAGCCATCGTCCTTGTTCACGCACCGAAGATGAAGGAGGCGTGGTGTCTGGCCACAACGCTTTCGGATCGCAAGGCGGGCGACATCGTCAAGCTCTACGGCAAGAGGTTCACGATCGAGGAGACGTTTCGAGACAGCAAGGACAACCACTTCGGGATGGGCCTCTCCGCCACGCACATCCGCAACGCCGGGCGGCGCGATCGGCTGCTGCTGCTCGCGGCTATCGCCCATGCGCTCTTGACGCTGCTCGGCGCTGCGAGCGAGGAAGCCGGTCTCGATCGATACCTAAAGGTCAATACGGTCAAGCGCCGCGCACACTCGCTCTATCGCCAGGGGCTCTACTGGTACGACTGCCTTCCCACCTTGCGCGAGGACTGGCTTCGGCCCCTCATGATTGCCTTTGACCGCATCGTCCGGGAGCACGCCGTCTTCCGCGAGATCTTCGGTATTATTTGAGGGGATTCCCCAGGATGGCGTGGGCAAGAGACGGTAGCCCCAAGCACGCGACCAAACAAGTTGATCGCCTGCTGAGTAACAACAATGTGTCCCCATGGCTTCTGTTCGACGCTTGGGTCCGCTTCGTGGTGGGGCCGCGAGAGGAGCTGCTGGTCGCTCTCGACTGGACGGAGTTTGATGTCGATGACCATGCCACGTTGGCGTTGTACTTGATCACTCGTCACGGGCGAGCAACGCCGCTTATTTGGAGGACGGTCAAGAAGTCGTCGTTGGCTGGCAAGCGCAACGACTATGAAGACGAGGTCATTGAGCGGCTGCACGAGATTCTTCCGAAAGCAACTCGAGTAACACTCCTCGCGGACCGGGGCTTCGGCGACCAGGAGCGGTACGCACATCTCGGCAATCTGGGCTGGGACTACATCATTCGGTTCCGTGAGTGCATCATCGTCACCGATGCTGATGACACTGCGCGTCCTGCAGGCGAATGGCTCACATCTACCGGACGGGCAAAGATGCTGAAGAACGTCCGGGTCACGCAGGACAAGACGGCCATCGCGGCGGTCGTGCTCGTTCACGACAAGCGGATGAAGGAGCCATGGTGCCTCGCAACCAGCCGTGCCGACCTGACGGCGAGCCAGGTGACCAAGCTCTACGGCCGTCGCTTCTGCATCGAGGAGACGTTCCGCGACGTCAAGAACGTTCATTTTGGCATGGGTCTCTCCGCCACACATATTGGCGACACTGCCCGACGCGACCGACTTCTGCTTATAGCTCTGGGGAATCCCCTCAAATAATACCGAAGATCTCGCGGAAGACGGCGTGCTCCCGGACGATGCGGTCAAAGGCAATCATGAGGGGCCGAAGCCAGTCCTCGCGCAAGGTGGGAAGGCAGTCGTACCAGTAGAGCCCCTGGCGATAGAGCGAGTGTGTGCGGCGCTTGACCGTATTGACCTTTAGGTATCGATCGAGACCGGCTTCCTCGCTCGCAGCGCCGAGCAGCGTCAAGAGCGCATGGGCGATAGCCGCGAGCAGCAGCAGCCGATCGCGCCGCCCGGCGTTGCGGATGTGCGTGGCGGAGAGGCCCATCCCGAAGTGGTTGTCCTTGATGTCTCGAAACGTCTCCTCGATCGTGAACCTCTTGCCGTAGAGCTTGACGATGTCGCCCGCCTTGCGATCCGAAAGCGTTGTGGCCAGACACCACGCCTCCTTCATCTTCGGTGCGTGAACAAGGACGATGGCTGGAACCTTTGCGCGGTCGTCGGTGACGCGCACATCGCGCAGCATCGTGGCGCGGCGGCTCGCGGGCACCCAGGCGTCGGCGGGCCTCGCTTCCCCGACCGCGTTCTCGACGACGATACAACCGCGGAAACGGATGACGAAGTTCCAGCCGATGAACTCCAAAAAGTCGTAGAGCTTGCGATCGCCGAAGCCCCGGTCGGCGAGCAGAACGACCTCGACCGTCTCGTCGATGGCGCCGTGAAGCCACTCGATGAGCTCGTATTCGTGGTCCTTCTGGGTACCTTTTAACGCGGACTTCTTTACCGTCTTCCATGCCAGCGGCGTCGCACGACCATGCCGCGTCACAAGGTAGGCGCAGAGCGTCGTGTGGTCGTCCTTCTCGAAGTCCGTCCAGTCCAATGCGACCACAATCTCTTTGCGGACCCCGATCACGAACTGTACCCACGACCTCAGGGAATGAAACACGTCGATGCCGGTATTGCTCAGCAGCCGGTCGACCTGCTTGACCCCACTCTTCGGTTTGATGTTGGCGACCTTCGCATACGCTTGGCCGATGGCATGGATGGCCAGCACCGCCGCCTGCAGGACGCCAACGACGCCGTTCGCGAGCGACAGGACGCGCATCGCGTGCAGGTCATCGCCGAACAAATTCTCGACGAAGGCCTGGATGTACTTCTGGTCGATTTTCGGACGGATGGTCTGCTTAGGCGGCGCAGACGCGGAGCCATGTGCGGCAGGCTTGTGCGCGTCCTTCGCGAGAGTCGTCATGATGTCGCTCGAACCAACGGCGCATGCGGTAAGCTCGCTGGTCGCCTCCTACCAATGTATATTCCGACCAGCGACGACGATTTCTCACTCGCATGACGCAACTCTTCGCTTCGACGTCCATGAAGCTCAGGGGTTCGATGGTCATGTCGCCAATGATCGTACATGTGCCTACCGTGGAGTGATTCGATGTGACCATCAATTCGCCAGATTTCGCTGCGATAATGAGGGGATCCCTCAGCTTATAGCTGCCTTTGCGCACGTGCTCCTGACGCTCCTTGGGGAGGCAGGAGAACGGGCCGGCCTCGATCGCCTCCTGAAGACCAATACCGTGAAGCATCGAACCTTGTCGCTCTATAACCAGGGATGCTACTGGTACACAGCCATTCCCAACATGCGGGAAGAGCGGCTTGTTCAACTCATGACAGCGTACGGCGAGGTGCTCCGTGAGCACGCCGTAACCCGTGAAATTCTTGGGACTATATGAGGGGATGCATCAGGTCCAGAAGAGCTGCTCCTCGTCTGGAGTGCACCCAGCGATCACCACGGCGAGCACGATGCCCGGCACTGCCTCGCGCATGTCCCCGCAGCCTACGCAATGGCCATCCGGCGTCAACGCCACCTGGAGGCGACGTCATGACGAGGCTGAGCTTCCGCGAGACGCTCCGCCGCTACGTGCCTCCGTGGCTGTCGGACCGGCCCGGTAGAACGGTCGGGTTCCGCGTCCTCTACGCGATCGCTTCCGTCCTCGATGCAGGCGCGGAGGTGCTCGTGCAGGGGCTCCAGGCGCGCTTCCCCGGCCTCGGGACGCCGACGGCGCTCCCATACATCGGCCGGGATCGCCGCATCGTCCGCGGCCCCGCGGAGAGCGACGCCGCGTACGGCGCGCGGCTCGTTCGATGGCTCGACTACTGGCGCGCCGCAGGCAACGCGTACGTGCTCGCGCTGGCCTTGCAGAGCTTCTTGTACCCAGGGCATCCCAGGATCCGGATCGTGACCCGCTCGGGTGTCTGGTACACGCTCGAGCCTTCCGGCGAGCTCCTCTGGCATCGAGCAGAGCCGAGCAACTGGGACTGGGACTCGCTCACCCACCCGGAGCGCGCGGGCAACTGGTCCGAGTTCTGGGTCATCGCCTACCCGCCCCATTACCCGTCCGACGGCAACTGGGGTGACGGGACCTCGACCTGGGGACCAGGCGACACGTTCGGCGTGCGCACCGCGACCAGCAACATCGCCGCCATCAAGTCGATCATTCAGCAGTGGAAGGGCACGCACACGAGCTGCGCAATGTTCATCCTCGCCTACGACCCGTCGAGCTTCGACCCGGCATCGCCGCCGGGTGCTCCGGGAATGCCGGACGGTCGGTGGGGCCACTGGTCCAAGGACGACGGCGCGGGCGGGCGCGTGAAGTCCAGGCGCGAAGACGCGCGTTACGTGGAGGTCTGAGCATGGCTCAATACAGCGGGCAAGAGCGCTTTCCGACGTCATTCGAGATGGTGAACGATGGGTCCGGGCGCGACGCGGCAGGCGTCAACGTCGAGCTCGGGGCGCTCGCCGACCGTACGCTCTTCCTGCGCAACGTCGGATTCCGTCGGGTGGCGTTCTGGGCGTACGATAGTCAGAGCAGCTTCCGCTCATGGGCATTCAACAGCACCACCTACAGCCCGAACTCCACGTTCCCAAACGATTGGGTCGTGACGATCCCCAACACCCGCGTGGGCGACATCATCATGGTCGATGCTTCTGCGTTCCTCAACGCCGACGCGACGTTCGCGTTCTGGAAGATCGGCGCGACGGACAACTTCGCCGGGGGCGGGACGGAGGTGTTGACCCCTGGCCTGGTGCGGCTCGGCGGTGGAGCTCAGATGTGGGCTACGTTCACCACGCTCCACACCGTTGCCGTCGCGGGAACCACCCGGCTCCGGTTGCTGGGGCGCTACGAGGGCAGCCTCAACGCCGGGTTCTCAGCCGCTGCGAGCGGCGTGCTGCGTGCGGCCCTCTTTCGCTCGAGTGGGAGCGCGGAGTGACCATGCTCAGCTGGATCGACACGCTGTTCTTCGGCGTCCGCCGCATCCTCGCTGCGGGCGTCGAGCTACCAGAGCGGCCGGCGCTCAACTTCGTCGGCGCGGTCTGCACCGACAACCCCGCCGAGAACCGGACCGACGTGTTCATCCCGGGGATCTGGCTGGTCAGCCCCATCGTGACGAGCACCTACACGGCCCGCTTGGGCGAGCTCGTCAAGGTCAACCTGAACGACCCGGTGACCATCACGCTCCCGTCGGCCCTGGGGAACGCCGGTGCGGCGATCCTGATCAAGGAGGTCGTCGGAGGGAGCAGGACGCTCACGCTCGCCGCGGGGCCAGGGCAGAGCGTCGAGGGCGCTCCCACGTTCAGCCACAGCGGCCCGTGGGCGTGCCTCCGGCTGATGAGCGACGGCGCCGGCTGGCTCGTCGTTTACTCCTACGAGGGGCCGCCCCCATCATGA